TGCTTGGTGCATTTCCTGGCTGTTGTCTGCGATATCCTGAATCGCGGTCGCTACGTCCGTGTACATTTCCATGCCGGTTTTGGTGTTCCAGCTGGTGTCGCCGCTGGCGCCGTCAGCAACCGGCGAATGGGTAATGTTCGGGTGAGTGAGCGCACCTTGCAGGCCGAAATCTTCATCACCGGTCCATATGATTTTGTTGAGCTTGCGGTCGATCATGTTGCGAGCGGCGCGGGCTTTCATGGCGTCCAGCGGACGGCCAAGGGCGCGCGAGGTTTCGATTTCCTGCAGGTTGTAGCCGTAGGCATCACCGAGGGTACGCACAGGGCTCGAAAACTCTTTGCCGAACACATCCACGCGCGGCAGGTCGTCGGCGTAGTTGGCGATAATCTTCGCCATACCCACTTCGTCCCACATGCGGTAGGTGATCGTTTCGGCCCAATTCGGCACGTCCTGATTGCGAGGAATAACGCGCATGCCGGAAAGCTCGGCATATTTCACGTCATACGCGCGGGACTTCACATAGTCCAGTTCACGCGCCAGGAAAATACCGTCCGCGTCAGAGCGGATAACGGCACCGTCCATCTGACGCATGATCGCAGCCAAGTCGGCTTCGTCATAAGCGATGTGATTACGTGGCATCTTTCATACTCCTTAAGTGAGCGCGCTTAGGCGTTGCCGGCGTGCAATTCGACTTGGATGATACGCCGACCGTCCGCCAAGGTGAACGGCTTGGAGCGTGTTTGTGCGTTAGGAACTACAGAAGAGTTCGCAGCGCCCCCTTGGATGGCGTAACCAGTTTGAGCGCCCGAGGTAAGCACACTTACAGGCTGGTTATTGGTCAGAGTCGCACCAGTCGCCAGCAGCACCCAAATAGCGCCACGCTGCAGCACGCTCATGGGCTCAGTCTGTTGCCACACCGGGGTTACGCGGTTGGTGCCGACTGCGCCGCCTGCCAGGATGTTCGGACGCCCGACAAGAGTGTGATCGTGCTGCGCAACACCGCTATAGACGGTATCGGCGGTGCCCATCGGGAACACTTTGCCGTCCACGTCTTCGGCGACGAATACGCCCGGCAGAATCGGAGTTTCGGAACCAACGGCGCGCGAAACGGTTCGCTTGAACATGCTGTCAGCCAGCATGCCAGGAAACGCCACGTCCGGTTCGTTACGGTAGGTCAGTTGCATTTTTGTATCTCCTGTGCAAGCTGCTGATTAGTTCAAGCCGTCGAACATCGAACCGGCAGACGAAGCAGCCGATTTTTCTTGGCTGTCATTGCGGTTCGAATTCGGCTTTTCGCCAGTGGGTTCGTGGGAATCGCCGTGGATCATAGTACGGCGGGCAGGGGCGCCAGACTTGTCCTGTACAGCGAGGTCGTAAGCAGCTTGTACGTAGGCGTCGTTCTTGCCGGTGAGGTCGAAAGCATCGCCGCGAACCGCTTTGATTACGGCGACCATCAGGTCGTTGTCGCTGGCATCGGCTTTCACCTTGACGCCGTGGCTTTCGGCCACGGATTCCAAGGCAATGCGAGCCTTGGCTGCGGCAAAGGCTTCGGCCTTGGCGTCTTCCTTGAGTTTCGGAATGGACGCTTCGAGGCTGTCGGCTTTGGCCTGCAGCGTGTCGACTTGAGCCTGCAGCTTGGCCTTGTCAGCCTCTGCGGAATCAGCCTTGGCGGAAAGAGTGGAAATTTCACCTTTAACACGGGTGAGTTCGTGAATCACTTCATCTGCAGCTTCGTACTCCAAGCCGCTGTCGAGTCGTACTTTCGGCATTTTGGGCCTTCCTTCGTTGGTGTCGTCTTCGTCGAGATTAATACGGGCGCTTTTCACGCGAGGGTTTGGGACAACGGCCAAATGGTCGGCCCGCAAGTTACGCTGTATAGCATCATACTTTTCGCCCCAGGGCGTCAAGCCCGGTTCCTCGATTAAATCACAACTAAACCCAAGCGACAAACCGCGAACCGTAGTTGCTGTTACCGTTTCGGCATCGTGCACAACGACTTCACTTCTAACACCAACTGTGCGAGCGTCGCCCGAGTCTTCGGCAATTCCGCGAGTCTTTACCATGCCGATAATAGAGCCCGGTGCCGACTTAGTGTCTTTCGGATGCAGAAGTGTTAGCGGGATGCCTTGTAGCGAATCTAAAAAGAGTTCGTCTTTAACTTCCTCGGCTGGCCTGTATTCCATACGAATACCGCCTTTGCCGTCTGCGTAAGGAAAAACACCGGAAGCGGTAACGTGCGCGCTATCATGCAGAAAAGCACCTACGCGAGCGCCTTGCGCAAACAGAAGACTGTTTTTGTTCTTCTGCATAAAGTCTTCACGAAACGCGGCTTCGTCAATACGAAATTCTCGAGAGTCGCAACGAACAACGCGCTTAGTTTGCATTTTCTTCTTCCTCGTTAAACAGAAGTTTGCGGGCTTCTTCCGCTGTAATCAGTTCTTGAGCCTTGGCTGGCGCTGGTGTTGTGGTGTTATTGCTAGTCTTGCCTGCAGGCGCCGAAGTAGTTTGCGACTGCTGTTGCGGGCGAAGTGTGGCAACAGCGTCGGCGCGATCCTTAAATGCCTTGGCCTGCATCTGTGCAATCTCTGCTTCTTCGTACTCGCTAAGAGCGTCGAGTTTAGCAATAGCAACGGCAACCTCGCTTTTCGGTACATTGTGCGGAGTGTACTCGTTAATCATTGCAACAAGCTCTTTCAACGGATTGCGGAGCATGTTACGGCGAATCTTGTTCAACATACGATAGTATGTATCAGTGTCGCTATCACCTTTAGAATTCAGCGAAGTAGTGCGGCGCCCGAACAGCACTGTGATAGGATAACCAGACACAGCAGCCATTGCTTGCATCTGTGAATCGAGAGTGTCACTAATCGACGCCAGATTGGTATCTGTAACGTCGAATTCATCACCTTCATCAATTGCAACGCAGTTCAGAATAGAGCGCACTGCGTCAACCATATTCAAGCGTGTAGTAATTACATCGTTCAGCTTCGCTTGAATAGCCGCAGCCAGCCCTTTCATTTTAAAGACGGCTTGTGACTTACGTTCTAGCGCCTTTTCTGCCCACTGGAAGGAACGCGACAGGCGAAGTGCCACAGCAAGGCACCGCTGCCCTTCCGAAATTCCTGGCCAAATAAGTTCGGCGTCTGTCTGCTTATACGGACGCGCCCGGCTATTTACCACAATACAGCGGGAATGATGCAGCTTGAACGAGCCGGAGTTATTGCCGTTGTTGACCAGTGCCTCAACGTTGTAGATCAGCGGGTATCCGTCCGGGCCGTATACGTCGACAGTCAGGCGATCAATCGAAATCACCTCTACCCGGTCAATTTCCTTCCGGCGCGAGCGGTACAGCGGCTGTGCGAGGCTTGCGTTCCCTACGAAAATCGGCACCAGCAATGCAGCGCCGTGCAAACGAGCGAAGCGCAGAGCATCGGTAAACACTTCGTCAAGTTCCAGGCGTTCGAACTCTTCCTTAAATGAGGGATCGGCCTGCGTGTGAAAGTCGAAGCCTGCAGCCAGCGCGTCTTCTGCAGCACGGTCGATAACAGCGGAGAACACGCCATCGTTTTCGTACCAATACGAAAGCGTTGCGTAGCCTTGCTTCTGCAGGCGCACACCGTCAGCCGACATGCCGAGTTGCGTGGCCTGGAACTGAGCCCCTGCGCGAGTCATCATTGCGGCCTGCAATATGCTATCCGTGCGATTCCGAATGTCAGCCGCTAGTGCCTCTGCGTCTGCTCGCTGTTGCGCTTCTTTGCCTTCGTTGGACATTATGCCTACTCTCCTGCTAGAGCTTTGAAATGGCCAAGTAAGTCGCCAGTTCCTAGCAATTCTGTAATGCCGTCGACCATCGGGTCTATCTGGTCATCGTGTGCGTGCGTCATCATTGGTGTGAAGGCGGCGCATTCGGCCAAGAAGTCGTTGACCCAAGGCGCATGTTCGGGAATACCGACCATTCCAGCCTCGATATAAGGTAGCACGCCGTTCAGTCGCTGCACTTTATCAGCTCTACCGTCCTCGCGTACAGTCGGCCCGACTGGAATACCGCCCAACGCCTGCAACGCTTGAATAAGCCCGGTTCCCGACTGCTTATCTTCCACACTAAACATTCCGAGCGAACACATGCGCCCGTGTAGTTTTTCTTTGTGACTCAAATAGAACTTAGGTGCCTGTTCGATAAGTTCCGGTACTGTGTGTTTCTTGCGGTACACGTCGAGAATGTAAACGCGGCCATCACTGCCCTTGCCCATGTGCATGAAGACGGTATAGTCATTATCTTGGCCTTTCTTGTTTGCAGTATCGGCCCATATCTTCCGCGTAACGATTTCAACGCCGACAGGATAGAAATTCTTGTCTATATCCATTTCGGTGCGATAACGGAAGAACCAGTTCTTTTTAATCATGCCGCCATCGCGCGGAGCCGGGTCTTGCTGCAGCTGTGCCGATGTACCGTAAGTTCCTAGAATATGCTCAAGGTTCGAAACGGCTTCTTCTGGTAGACGCTCCGGCCACAGCAATTCGCCTTCTTCGCGAGGGTCCACGAATCCGATAGAAGTCTTGTGTTCTTTTGTCGGCACTTCTTGATACGTGCCATGTGCAAACCAGCGCACAGTCTTTTGCGCACGCATCGGCAGACATAGATAATCCCATCCGCCTTGCTCCAAAAACCGGCCCACCGGATCGCGTTCGTGAACGCGCTGCATGATAATAACCATGCGCCCGGTCATCTGGTCGTTTAGGCGTGTGGGAAGTGTCTCGGAGCAGAATTGCCAAGCGCTTTCAAGATCAGCAGCCGAACGCGCATGGTTAACTGAAATCGGGTCGTCGATAATAATCAGGTCGCCGCCTTCGCCAGTAATACCGGAGTCAACACCGCCGACGATACGGTGCCCGTGGCGATTGTTGGTCATCCGGTTCTTAGTGTTCTGGTCTTTGGTGAACTGGAACACATCGCCCCAATGTTCGCGATACCAATCACTATTAATCAGAATACGGGACTTTACCGCGTCACGTTCCGCGAGCGCAGCTTTGTGCGATACAGACAGAATTTTTTCTTGCGGCCTGCCCTTCGGTCCCCAAAGCCACGTCGGAAACGCAATAGACAAACTAGAGGATTTCATGCAGCGTGGCGGAATCGAGATAATCAACTTCTGAATCTGCGAGTCCGCAACTGCTTCCAAGTGTTCGCCAATTGCGTCGACGTGCCAGTTATGCGAATACTTCGCCGGGTCATACTGCGGCCATGACCTGCGCATGTAGTGCGAGAATTTACGCGCGCAAAGTTCCTTCGTTACTTCGCGAAGTTGCAAACCTGCGTCTATCATGCGCCTGCGCCCTTCTGCAGCAGCTCTTCCAGCGCAATCAATTCGTCTTCTGTGTACTTGGTCGCGTCAAACTTCGGAACGCCAGGGCTTACGGTCGAATTGATATCTGCAGTTACTACGTTGCGAGTTTCGCGGAATTCAGGATTACGCGCTTTAAGCAGGCCCATAAGCAAATTATCGGAATAATTCGTTTTGCGGCCAACTACTTCGCCTTTATAATAAACGTCTTCTTCCACACCGGATACGGCGCGCCGAATTGCTTCTTGAACAAGGCACTCGCCGCCTTCTTCGTAGGCGCGTTGTTCCAGCGCAGCGAATTCGCTGTTGTTGGCGCGTCGCCATTCAACGGCCTTATAGGTTAGGCCGGCACGGCGATACGAATAGACTTTAGTGTTACCATCCGCGAGATACTGCAGATAAGCGGCGAAGGCTTCTTCCTGCTTACGCTTTTCTAGGTCTTTGTCCTCGAAGAACTCTTTCCCGAAAAGGTAGGTCATCTTCGGCGGTGTTGGGTCGTACAGTGGTGTTTCAGCGGCCATAAAAATACCCTCCATATAGGAGGGTACTTTAAGGGCTAATTGCAGCGTGTGCAATTATTCTTCGGCAGTGCCTTCGTCGGAAGCCGGAGCGTCAGCGGCTGCAGTCTTCTTGACGGCTTGAACAATGCCCAGGTCTTGCAGGCGCAGCCACACACCATTTACGGCCTTGAGCGCGGCAGCATCGTCCATTTCGACGCCGTTGTTGGCACCTTCTTCCTTGTACTTGGCCGCAAACTGCGACTTGGTGCCGGTGCCCTGCAGAGCAACCGCACGACCTACGCGACGCAGAGCCGGCGACAGGCTGTCAGAGATAGCCAGACCGGTATATTGGTAGGTACGCTCGGAGCCCTTGCGCTCGGTCGGTACTTTCTCGCCCAAGACCAGACCGGTAGCCAGAAGCGCGGTTTTGACTTTCAGCGGCTTGTCGCCTTCGGCAACCGGATTGCCGTCAGCGTTGTAGCCAGCCAGTTGCTCGTCGGTGATACCATCGGCGCCAACGGAAGCGATCAGGAACAGGATACGGGCTTGATCCTTGGCCAGACCTTCGTAATGCTTGTCGGTGATGTTCTTAGTGGTGAAATACTTGCGCATGGTGCGACCTCATTTGCTTGGTTAGTTTTGATATTTGGCCGTTGTTGGCCAGCGATTGAGAGATTAAGGGGCTACGTTTTCGCTGTCAAGCGTTCGATCAACATTTTTTCGAACCAAGACAAAAAAGCCTCTTGTTCCAGATGCACGCGCGAATCCGCGTCTATCCATAGCATTTTGCAATGCACAACAAATGTCCACGGCTGGCGGTTCTGACGGTAAGCCAGGATCGGCCACACCGATTTACCTGCAGCTGCGGCGACAACCTGCCGCCACCATGTATTAATCGCCAACGTTTCGTGTCGCTTCACTTCGAAAATGAAGCCGTGCGACTCTAAGGAATCAAGGTCGCAACCGCCCTGTGCGGCTTGTGCGAAGTTTCTTGACAACACTATGCCTTGCGTGCCTGCGGCTTTGCACGCCCGAGTCACTACCGGAGCCAGGAGCCCGATAAACTCGCGTTCGCCTGCCGCGCCTTTAGTCCTGCTGCTGCGTCCGCTCATTTCGCACTAACTCCCGCATTTCTTTGATATGCAGTTCGCCCAAACGTAGGCGGATCGCTTCGAGAAATAGCACAGCCTCGCGCCAGCACAGTAAAGTTCTGGTGTTAGGGGCTACAGCCTGCATCTTTTTGAGTTCCTTAATTTTGCGGTCAAGCCGGTAGAATTGCCCAAGCGAATGCAGGTCGCTTATGTACGTGGCAATCTCCTGCAGTGTTTGCTTGTTGTTTTCTTCGAAAATGTTAGAAAGGGAAATTTTCATCAGGTACGCTCGGAGTGGTGTCTAGTTCGATTTTGCCGAAGCATTTGCCGTAGTTAGCACGGTGCGGAAATCTGTAGCCGCTACAGGCGCAAATGTCGGTGTTCCATCCTTTACGTTCTGCCCATGCGTCAACGTGAGCGGCCTTGCCACACGCCGGGCACGGATCGAACCGGAAGCCTTTAAAGCGCTTCCGGCACTTGCTCGACGTGCAACGAAGGTGTTGCGTTTTAATCCGCTTTGGCATTGCTGGCAATACTGCAGGCTGCAACGTACACGATCAGGGCGGGGCCACGGTCCTCTTCGACCAGTCGGTCAACTACTTCTTCTTTAGCGCCGATGGCCTCGAAGAATTTGTAGCAATCGCTATCTTCGACGGTGCCGTTTTCGATTTGGCTTTTAAGCGCTTGTGCCGCTTCGTAGATGGTAGACATTGGGTAGCCCTCTGCAAATGGTGACGGCAACACATTACCGCATAAAAAAGCCCGGCGCAAGGGCCGGGCAAAGGTCACGCACGCATTATTACGGCGTTTCGCCGTAGCCTTCCGGCATGATTTCTTCGAGGAACGGCTTAATGACCTGCGCCATGGCGTCATACCCGGCGCCGTTCGGATGCACGCCATCACCGGTGAAGCCTTCTTTGATAAGAGTCTGGCCGAACTCGTTTTCAGGTCCGCTAATCGCGTTTGCGTAGCCAGGGATGGTATACGGCCCGGTAAAGGTCTGTAGCCAGACGTTAAGCTCGCGGCGCAGCTGATCGCCTGCACCAGTGTTGCGGAAGTTCGGGTTGCACGGCAGAGCTTCCAGCAGGAAGATTTTCGCGCCGCGTCCTTTGTCCCGCGCCTGTCTCACTACCTTCGTCAGAGACGCATAGATATTCGAGTAGCTGCTGCTATTCATGCCGCCCGCTGGAACATCGTTAATCGAATACGGTTGATAGAACACAACAGACGGCAAGATTTCGTCCACATAGTCATTAAACTGATTAGAGTAGACTAGCGGGCCTTGCGCGTGCAAACCGCAATTGTAGTATTCAATTGGGTATTGCTTCGTGGATAGTTGAGTAGCTGCAACCTGTACAGCACCAAAGTCGCGAACAGTTCCGCCTAGACCTTCTGTAGTCGAATCCCCTACAAGCATCAGCTGGTGGCCTTGACGCGGCGAAATGTACTGCACAATCGGGATTGTAACGCCATCGTCAATTGCTGCGGTCGTAGTGTAATTGGCCTTCACGTCAACACCAGCAACGTTCTGACGGGACACACGCATTACGCGGTGATTACCATCGAGACGCCAGTTAAAGAAACCAGTGTACGGAGACGACATAATAGAGCCGTTCGGGAACTGGATACGCACCATAAGCAACGGCAAGTCTTTGCCGGGCTCAACACGCCCGATGCTCTTAATGCCCAGGATATCCGAATAAACTACAGACTGACGCTCAGCGCCAAGACGCGGCGGAAGATCGACACTTAGGCCGCCGTCTCTGCTCTTGCCGCTGTCGTTCCAAGTTAGATCAATCCAGTAACCGCCATCAGGGAACGGATGTGTGTACCATGCGCCAACTTTCAACTCGTTAGTTACGGCCACACTAACCTTCACGCCGGGCACGATTGCCGTATGAAGGTTCGGAATGCCGATTCGAATCCCTACAAAGTCCGCGCTAATTTCCATGTTGCATTGTACGGTCGTGACTTCCGTAACAGCCGGCATAGTGCGCAAACGACCAAACGGGTTCTTCGTAAACACGTTGGTGATGTTAAGCGCCTGTGCCACAGTACCGACGCCGCCTGTGTACTGGACTTGCATCATTTGCGTGTCGTAGTCGTTATCACTGGCTTTGGCGAACAGTTCAGTGCCTACAGCGAGCGGCGGGTTCTGCCATCCATACTGATAATCCAGAACGCCGGTTTTAACGAGTACCTGCCCGCTCACGCCGCCAGGAGGCACGCCGCGACCGTCCGCACCGTTCTGCCCTGGCACGCCTTGCGGACCCTGCGGCCCCTGCGGTCCAGGCTGCAGCACGAAGTCAAGGATTCGGGCAGACGGAGTGCCTCGCATCGAGACGCCCGCTGTAGTGCCTACGCTCACGTTCCCGAGGCTCAGCGTTGCCGCCTGCCCTGGCTGACCTGCCGGGCCTGCCGGACCCGCCTGCAAGACGAATTCGAGGATCGCATCCTGCGCGGTGCCTACGTTGCGCACGGTCGTTTCCGTGCCGACGCTCACACTGCCGACAGAGATAGTCGCAGCTGTTCCCGGTTCGCCCGGCAGGCCGTTCGTTCCCGGTTCGCCCTTGAGTGACTGCAGCCACGCGGAACGGTCGCCGATAAAGCCTTGAGATACAGCGACTTCGTAAGCGTCGGCACCAGTGTCGCCAGCTGCACCTTTGAGCGATTGCAGCCACGCAAATTCAGTACCGACGAAGCCGTTACGCACAGCAATTTGGTACGCCGATTCGCCCGGTTCGCCTTGTTGGCCAGCGATACCGCCGTTGGCGATCATTTCTTCGATTGCGATGTACGCCTGCTGTACTTGAGTGAGTACGGCCCGTGCTCCTTCTGCAACTTGGCCGGCTGCAACAACGGCGGAAAGTGCTTCTACTGCTGCGCGTTCTGCGGCTTCTGCGTAAGCATACGCAGCTTCAACGGCTGCAACCTTTTGCGTCGGTGATTGCAGCGTAGATTCTACGTCAACGGGTCTATCTAGGCTTGCCATAGATTTTTCTCCAATGCTGTTTATTCAAGCGCGGCAATTAGCAGTTTCCCGAATTGTTCCAGCTCTTTAAATCCGGGGTGGTTGTAGAGGTTCGACGCAGAAACACTTTCTGCCGACATACGCAATCCCGCGATTGTACGCGGATCGGCTATTGCATTGATAGGCGCATACGCACTTTTAGTATGCCTAGCCGCCAGTGGGCACGCCTTCGCCAGGGTCGCCCTTGTCACCCTTGGCGCCTTGCAAGGAATCGAGCCATGCAAGCAAGTCGCCCTCGAATCCGTTTGCCACAGCCAGGGCGTAGGCGTCCAGGCCGTTTGTGCCGGGATCGCCATCTGCACCGGTCTCGCCCTACAGGCCGCGAGGAAGCACGAAGTTCAGAACCGGCGCTTCATCGGTTCCGCTGAGAGTCACTGACGCAGTGTCGCCAGTCTCGACAGTTCCGATGCTGAATTGGGGAGTGGTCCCGCTTCCGGTTCCTGGCTCGAAGCCTTCGATAAGGGCTTCTACTTGGTCCCGCAGATGACCGGCAGCGACTACGGCGGACTGCGCCTGTGTTGCGGCTGTTCGAGCCTGCAACGCTGCAGTCTCTGCGCGCTGTGTGAAATCTGGAACAGGAGTTGCGGCGGTAGCGGTAACTGTAACGCTTGGTATTTCTGGCATGATGGCGCCCTGCTGCAGCACGTCGAGAGATTGCGCAACTGTAGCACATGAAAAAGCCCGACTAATACAGGTTTCCCCATACTAGCCGGGCTTGGTCGCCACCACTAGGCATTTACAGAGTAGGCGGTTCCGGCTCTTCTGGCAAGTCCTGTTTAGCCGATTCCAGGGTTTTACCGGTGCGAACACGAACCGCAAGTTCGATTGCGCGAAGCAGGTTGTTAGAAACTTGATTGTGCTGGCAATGCTCTAGCACTTCGTCGATTAATACTTGCAGACCATCGCACAGGTCGGCGTTCCTGGCCGTAGCCACTTCTTCCCGCTCGCGGTAGCCGATCATGGCCTGCCCGATATCCTCGATGAAGGCGCCAAGCGTAATCAGGTTGCCAGTGGCGTCCACAGTGCCGATCACGTTGTCACGGTACAGGGTAAGGCCGTAGTGCTGCAGGACGTTCGGGCGTGGTGAGTCGGTCATTTTGTCGTTTCCTCGGTTTTGTGAGTATTCACATTGTCGTCGATTTCGTGGATCAAGTGGGTAATGCACTCGCCGAAGCGCTGTTTCCCGGTGAACCCGTGGTGCTTGCACAGCCTTTCTAGCGCGGCGATAGTGTCGCCGTAAGCTGCGAACCGGACATACCGCCCGCCAAATTTGGCGAACTTCTGCCGGTCGCGTTCGGCTTGTTGTTGTTTGCGAAGTCTGGCGGGCGTAACACTCATTCCGGCAACCTCAACGTTAGTATTCCTTGATTAAGCCGCATGTCCAGCCGTCTCAGTGCCGACATTCCCAGCAGTACGCAACGCAGTCGAGACGGCGGCGTAATCAGCACAGGCACATCATAGAGAATAATTTCGCCAAGTGCCAAGGATTTCGCGTTAGCCTTGAAAGCGGGCGCTCTGCCGTTAGATGTGACGATTGAAACAGACTGGCCGCGCTCTATCTCAAGGCCCGCGAGTATGTTTGTGGGAATGGCCACCAGCGAAGCGCCTGTATCTAACAGGAACTTCACCGGATAGCCGTTTATGTGGCCGTTTATGTACACGCATCCGTGCGCGTCTGCGGCAACTTCTAGCATTTAACGCCCAAGCACAACAGAGACTTAGAGCCGAAGTGATCGCTGACTACTTCGTGAGTAGAACGCAAGCGCAATTCGTTATTAGAGCCAACGAACGCTATCGCTTTCAAACCTCGCAGCAGCTCCGAGTTAATTGCGTTCACATGGTCAAGCTGCGCTTTCAGCTGCATGATTTCGTCTCTTAATTCTTGTTGCTCTTTATCGCGGTCGCTGAGCTGCTCTTGCAGCTGTTCAATAACGCCGGCTTGTGACCTTGCCACAGACCGCCAGTTTACGCCAAGGCCGGGCTTGTTTTCTGGCTGCGGGGCGGTCTGCTCGTTACCCTCAACGACGCAGCAATCGGCGCAGCGGCGTTTCGTCTGGTCGCCGAAGTACATGAAACGGTGATTGCACTGCGGGGCGGTCTGCGCGATGGGGGCGGTGTACTGCGGGAGCGGATTACCGGACGCATCTAGCATGTCGTCATGACGCGGGCCTAGCAGCACTACATCATCCTCGCCTAGGTGGCGGATTATTTGGCGCCACGTGATATCCAGGGTGCGACGATGGACGTTTACCAGTGGACGGTTCGCCACCTCGGCGTGCCAGCGGCCTACAACCCATCGCAGCAACTCCGCCGCCTCCACCAGCCCAACGGCAGGGGTCTGCGCTGCCGGGTGAGAGGGGGCGGCGGCAAGCATGGCGTCATACTGTTCGATCACTCTGGCATGGGCGCTCCGATCAGGTTGACCAAGCGACGCCTCATACCCCGCCTCAACCATTTCGATATCTGGTTTCTCAGGCACAAGACGCCAGCCATCAGGCACCGTCACCGATGACCGCGCACGGTTCAGTTTGTAGACCTCGGTCAGGCATGAGTTCCAGCCATTGCGATACTTCACGTGCTGCGACTTGTCTGTGCATTGCGGCGGCATCACAACGACATAGGCAGAGGTCTGCGCGATGGGGGCGGCGAACAACTCTGACAGGCCAGTGAACATCGGCCCTAGCAGCTCGCGAGCTTTCCGCTCTGCCGCCTCCATGATCTGGTACTCAGGATTCACGCTGGTCCCGAAGGGCTCGTGCTCACGGATGAAGGTTAGCCGCGCGTTGTAGGCGTCCACCGCTGCGACGTGGGACGCCTTCGCGTCGTACCAGTCACGCACGCACTGGGGCACTGCGACAGGCTGCTGCTCGGTCTGCGCGGGGCGTGCTGCGCGGGCTTGCCAGACATTCCATGCGCCCTGTATTTGCCCATCCCTGTATTCGTCCGCGAACAGGCCAGCAGTTACTCGGTCAAAACGCGGTCGAATGCGCGCCCCTTCAACCTCAACCATCCACGCCTCGAACGCCTCCCGCTCAGCCTGCGCCGGGGCTGGTTTGTCCTCTTCCTGCGTCACCATGCCGGGAATTTCGCGCTTGAACGCTTCCGGCTTATCGCGCCAGTGCAAGCCGGCTGCGTGCGGAAATTTTGCACAGCACAGCGGACCCGTGCCTTCGTCGTACCATTCGCCGTAGTAATACTGTTTCATGTCATTTCGCCTTTGTGGTTGTTTGCAAAATCTGCCCGCTATTTATAGCAAAACGGCCAGACCTATACAAGCGTCCAGCCGTTTTATTTTCTTCGAGGCTCTACCAGCTGAAAGTCGACGAAGCGACGCCACCGGTAGTATTGCCCGACGTTGCCACACCGATGTTCACGAATACGCGCTCACTGATTGCGCCGCCCATGCCGATTGCCAGGGCTTCGCGACTGTTCACCGTCGAGACAGATACAGCCGTCTGGAAGCCGCCCTTCGTATCGAACTGATGGCCGGCGACAGCGAGCCCAATAGCGGCGGATTCGTCGAGTCGGTCCATGTTGCGCTCAAGGTTCGAAATGCGGCGTTCGTGCCCGTCGATTCGTTCGTAAGCGCCACCAAGGCGGGTATTGAGCGCAGCCGTCACGTCAGCGTGTGCGGCAAAGCGAGCATCGTGGTCGTCGAGCCGATTGCCGTGCGTGGCAAGGGTCTTGTCCTGCCGCACGTTGGCCGCGCGATTCTCTGCGATCCCGAGGTCAGCTTGCGTGGCGCGGCCTTCGAGTTCACGAATCGAGCCCGTGTGACCACTCACAATTTGCGCAGTTCGCTCGTTCTGAGCCACGGCAGCAGCGGTCGCTTTGTCCTGGCGGGCCTGATCCGCAGCGAACTCGGAGCGGTCAACCTTGCCGGCTTCCAGTGCATCGGTGCGCTTGTCCAGCGACTGAATACCGAGGCTGTTGCCGTGAGCATACGAATGCACCCGCTCGATGTACTCACGATTCGCAGCTGTCGCCGCCTCGGTCACTTCCTGGCGCTTGTCCAAGTGGTTGATCGCAATCGAGTTCCCGTGCGTGTAGCCGTGGACGCGCTCGATATACTGCCGATCAGTTTCACCGGTAGACGGTGTGCCAGGGTTTGCAGCGGGCTCGCAAATGTTGCCTTTTCCTTTGCCGTTGTTGCCGTCACAGCGGGCAGCTTCGGCGCGACCGACGCATGTAGCCAGGAACACGATGCAAAGCACCGCTACCAGCAAATACCAATAAACTCGTTTCATGTGTGCGACCTCTTTTGCGGTTTTGGTTGTTGGTGTTGCGCGGTTGATTGTGGCGGCAATCCTTTGCCTTGTCAATCCTTTTTAAGCAGCGTAAGCGATGGGTCCGAATGCCGGAGCCATCACACCGATACGTGCCACAGTAGCCAGCGCGTTCGGCTTCAAGCCTGCTTCGGTATCCATGCCGTTCGCGTACTTGTCCGAGTCACCAGGGCCGGCAAGCCACTGAGTCCGCGCAATGCGGTACAAGTCGAATAGCATGTTCAGCTGTTCGAGAAATTCCGCGCCACCTTGAACAACGTAGTCGTATTCCTTGGTGCCTTGGAAATTGTCTTGCGTCCATTTTTCATAGTTGATCGGGCAACCGTATTCGCCAGCGTAGCCAGGGCGACCAACTTCGGCGCACCACAAGATAAAGTCCTTCCAGTCGTTCGCACGCGCAACCGGATCGATGGTATGTACGACACTGGTGCGCCAGGAGCCGCCGCCGTTACCTTGCACGTCCGGGTACTGGTGCGCCTCGAACATGATCTTTTCGCCGGTAACGTTCTTGAGCGGATCGGAAACCGAGCGCCAGTGCTTAGCGGTCGAATAGCCGCAGCCGCCGACTGTTACCCAATGCTCCGTGTCGATTTCGCGTACTGCGTCGATAAGCGACTGCACACTATTCATCCAAGTAGCTTCAACAGCAAAACCGCCATCCTTCTCGCCGCGCCCGTGCGGTTCGTTCATAAGGCCATAAATAACATCGAACTGCTTAAACTGCTGGGCAATTTGGCGGTACATGCGCGCTAGCATGGGATAGTCAACCGGGCAGAGATTGTGACCGATTGGAATCCATTGCGAATCCGATACAGCGCCGTTAACTGTGCGAACTTGGCGCTGTGCCCAGCTGATCGGCGTCGAAGGCGTTTTGACCCACCAGCGGCAGTAGTTGTGCATGTCGAGAACGACAGTAGCGCCAGCGGCGTTCAAAGCGCTAACAACGGCTTTCAGCTCGGCCAGGTATCCTTCCTTGAACACGAAGCTGTTGCCGCTCACTGCGAAGAGGCGTTCCGCAGCATACGGCACACGGGCAAGCCATTTGCCGGCTTGCGGCTTGTACATGCTGATGTAGTCAACAGAGGGCTTATCGAGGATCGAGCGGTAATGCGTACCCAGCTTGGCGACATAGGCGGAATCAACGTCCGGGTTGTTGCCCAGGCCGGCGAAGTTCACGCCTGCCATCGGGACCAGCAGCTGCGGTTCTGGCTCAGGCTCTGGCTCTGGCTCCGGGTCGGTCGGCTCTTCTGGTTGCTCTGGTTCTTCGGGAACTTCCGGCTCTTCCGGTGCGACCGGCAATGAAGCCTTAATTTCGGCCAAAGTGGCGGCAATTGCGGAATTTTGCGCCAGAACCGCGTCCAGCTTGGCGATAATGGCCGTTTGCCCGTCGCGAACGTTCAAAACGTAGCCGGTAAGCGTGTTAACGCGGGCGCTTGCCTGCTTCGCCGCTGCAGTGCCCTCGCTAACTTCTGCCGCCATTTCCTGCACATCATTGGCCAACGCCTGCAAGCGCTGATCCAGGTCGAGGAAATCGTTAGCGAGCTGTCGCACCGTTTCTTCCGCGATCATGCCTTGTATGGTGTCTGTCATTGCTGGTGCCTCTTCCGTTGAATGAAAAAGCCGGCGCTAGGCCGGCATGTGGATAATAGTACCGCTTTGTTAGTGTGTCACTGTCTTCTTTTTGTCAAGAAAAGACTTAACCCCATTGATAACGTGTCGAACGCCGTCTGCGTAATCCTTCGGCTTGTTCTCTAGTGCGCTCTGCAGGTTCGCAATAACGTCTTCTAGGCCGCTGCCGCTATAGAACATGGCCGGATATTGGCATGCGTCGCTGATAATCTTCTTTGCGTGGTCTACGCCTTCGTTGAATTCAAACCGGCTCATAAGTCTTTTCCTCCTGCCATTTCAGAACTTGGAACTTCGGAAAAACCTTTTCTTCCTTAGTGGCTTTAATCCGCATGCGGACGCCAATATGAAAGCCCTTCATCATCGGAAAGCCCAGCACTTTTGCTGCACCTTCCGGCGTGTGGATTACGTCGCCCTTTTTCATGTGTTCTCGCTTGCCACACTTGGCGGCATTTCCTGCATCAGCTTTTCGATGTACACGGCGCCGTCTAGCATTTCTTCCTGCAGATGCTTGAGCCATTGGCGAGGCGCCAAGTCGCTACGGTCGCCAACTGTTACGCCGTACTTATTAAAGCCGACTTCGGCACGTTCCCGAACCTGCTGCATCACGGCGAAAGAAAAAGAGTCTACCGGGCGCACTGGTGCAAACTGTTCCTTGCTGCGAGCTAGTTCTTTCAGAAACTCGCGATTATCGAGAATGCCTAGCAATTCGTTAATTGCCCATTCGGGCCGGATATAGTTTCGATCAGTCGGCGGCAGTACCTGGCGAGCCAATACAGCCTGTGCCTTTTCGATTGCTTCAATTAGTTTATTCATGTTCTTTATTCCGCCCGAGGTAGTAAGCAACCGCGAAAAACAGCGGCCATCCCAGGACTACGACAAGACAAACGAATGTCATCCCGAAAGCTGCGCGTGCGTGCGATATCGGCAAAACCGCCATTCGTTCCTCTAAGTGGTCCATTAAATACCCGTACATAAGCAGGAACGCCCACAGCCCGATCAGGAAGTAAATAAAACCGACAAGTACGCCGTAGTTCATTTTTTAGCCCCTTTAAATGCTGCGCCACACTGGCAGCAGCGGACATAGCCAGCGGCATTGATACAACCGCATGACCGGCAGAGTTTGAAGTCAGTTTCTCTCACGGCGTCACCTTCTGAATTCGAATGGTGATTTCTGGCGTCTTTAGAAGTTCATCACGAATCAACGCATTTAGCTCGCGGTGATTCGTCTTCGTATATTTACGGTCGCCGATGGTCACAATGAAAAATTCTTTGTTCGCTATCGTTGCACCTTTCATTCTATGCGCCTCACGATCAGATGCCCGGTGTTGTCGTCAACAACACAAGAGAACCGCTTAGCGTTGCGTGTGCCGTAAGCCGACGCTGCTACGCGAGCCTTTTGGAAGTGTTGCGGGTTCGTCACTTCAAAGAACTGATTTTTGGCCATCAGCGGGAACGGCCAGAAAATGCGCTTCGAAGGCTGCTTTCTACCTTTGGCGTCCTTTGTTTCTGTGTCTTCTTTCACCTCTGCAGCGTATTGCCGTGGCGGTCGTTTCCCAGGCTTCGGCGCGCTAGCGGGCTTTCCGCCTAGCATGCGCTCGATAGCGTCCACATCGTTTTGCGACATTGCATAGTCTCCTGTTGCAGTTAATCGACTTACGTACCCTGGCCGCGTCCAATAGCGCATGCTTGAGGGTCGAGGGCGGCGGTTGCTCACGAACGGGCGCCCTGTGTGGTAAATCTACTACCTGCCGCAGAAGACTGCAAGCTGTGTCTGCAAATTAGACGCGACCGCTTATCGCGTGATGTGCTGGCGCCGGTCCATGTTGCCGCTAATCCTGCTGATCGCTTCCACAATCCAGGCGCGGTCGGCCATAGGCGGTACATAGAGCCCGAATCTGCAGTGCCTGCCGTCACGCTGTTGAACCTCGCAAGCTATCACTAGCTCGTCGTAGTACGGCTCAACGAACCACTTGCGTTCCTGAATCTTGCGCCGATGAAGCTCTGTCACTGATGTTTCCATGCGTCACCTCTATAGCCTGTTTTTCCGTACTGTTTCAGCCGCTAGCATCATCTTCTGCCATTCGAAGCAGTGCATGCAGATTGAGCCATCGCTATCCCAGCGGCACGGCTTGTTGTGCGAGTGGCCTGGATATGCGCCTTCGCGGTCGCCTTCTTCGCGTTGTTCGGCCCGGACAAGGTTAATAACGCGAGTCGTAGACAGTCCCAGCTCAAACAATAGCGCCCGTTGCTTTTCAACCGTAACGCTTGTGCGTCCTGGCGCAAGCTGGAACTCATGCCCGCAGCCGTCGCAAATGTGCTTCGCTACGCCAGCCTCTAGGCCACATTCCGGGCAGTTCTTGAGCCGACGCGCTCTGCTGTAGTTCTTGCGTTTCTCAGTCATTGCCCAGGCTCCGATTAAGTTTGCAGATAAACTCATGTGCCTTTTGGTTCATCAGCACGGCGCGTCTGTCACACATAAGCGGAACAACAAAGGCGCCGGTCCAAACGCCTTTTTCCTTGAACATATGCGGCTTGCTGATCGTCGACGAATAGCGCCGTTTAACAGTATCAAAGCTCATTGCTTAGCCCTCTGATTAAGCCATGCGCCCCACTGTGCGCCCATCGCGGCGGCAATGCCGGGATAAGTGGCCGACCGATCAAGCCATCGGCTAGCGCCGGGCGAAAGATTATTTTGCCCGCTATCGGTCTGGTTCGCCCATCGTTCCACGCGCTTGCCGTTATGCTCGACAATGCGACCGGCTACGCGGCAAGTTGGCACAAGTTTAGGCGTGCCGTGCGTAAGCCATAGCCCGGTTATCTTCGAAGCATCATCGCCAAATTCGTAAGGCTGTATAGCTTGGTCCGGCTTGCGTATCGCTGTGCAAACGTAAGAGCGTGCCGGGTTCTCGATTGCGCATGGAAACGGCAGATTCAACAGCCAGCGGAAGTTGCCCAGCTCTTCGGCCTGTGCCGCACGACGCGCCGCACCTACCAGGGTTCCCGGCTTAACTTTCTGGTGATAGCCAACGCCCGGATATTTTTCGAAGTCCGGGTCGTTGTAGGCCCAAGCGGCCGAAACCGTCAAATAGGTGCACATCGGATGCAGTACGGCAAAGTCCCAAGCGTACGCCGTAAGCACCTCGCGCACGTCCTGCTTAAAGTGCTTTGGCGAGCCGTCTCGCGCGTCCAGTAGGTCGCAGGTCCATACGTTGTGCCCTTGCGCTTCGAACGCTTGACGCGTAAGCGGACACGCTGAATAGCCAATCAATACGTTTGCCATTCTAAATCCTTAATAATTGCGCCCCGTTTCCGAGGCGCTTGTGCGGTTAGGCTTTGGCCAGCGCCGCGTATACGCGCTTCGCCTCAAGGCTGTTTTTGCGTACCGGAACCTGCACGCGGCCAATGTCACGCTGCTCCAGGCGGTACAGCGTGCCCTCAAGCGCGCCCGCGCGGAAAGAACCGACCATGTAAGTTTTGCCGCTGATTTCGATGGTAGCCATTTCGTGTTCCCTCGTTGCGTTTGCTGTTGTGGCCATTATCTACGCTATCGGCACACCTTGCAAGCCTTGTCGGCAAGATATTGCAAGGTGGCGACGAACGGTCAGCGCCTGATGACGGCGCGCTTGGTTATGCTTGGTATTCAGCGCCCTGGGCTGCAATGTAGGCCAGGCACTCGTCTCGGCTGCCGACAAAGAGCGGCGCGGCAGCGCCAGATACGATCCACTCGAATTTCTTCGCCGCCATGTCGGTGGCATACCCGCCGATCTGCTGGCGCTTCATTTTGAATACCTTGCCGTCTCGAATCGTCATGCGGTTGTAGTTCATTTCTGCGGCTCCTTTCGTTTGTGTCTCTGTTGAAGCAAATACTAGCCGCACGTGCCGACCAGCGCAAGCAATATCTGCAACTTTTTGCACCTATTTCGAGCCAGTGCGAAACAGGTACATCTGCGGCGGCGGAACGGCTCGCCTAGACGTGACAACCACGCCAGGCACAGGCAGCGCCCCAGGGTTCGGCAGAATGGCTAGGGTTGCGTGCTCTGCCTTGTACAGCACGAACAGGTCAAGTCCCGCCGTGTAGGCGAGCCGACGCAGTACGCGCCGCTTTGTGACCATTGCCGACTTCACGTCCGACCGCAGATTTCGGCCTAACTCTTTCATTTCCGAGACGCCCCAATCACCGGCAGCAAGTTGGCGCTTGTACTTCTTTCGTAGCCGCATTTTTAGCCAATTGTGCCGTTCTTCTAGATCGCGGTGAAGATTAGCCCCTAGCAACGCGTTGCACTCTGTGCAACAGGGAACCAGTTTAAACAGGTGCGAGCTATCTCCGTAAAGGCTCACAAAATCGTCTACGCGTGACAACGGCGGTTGATGGTCTTCTGTTGCGGCATTCGCGCCGCAGTAAAAACATAAGAAATAATCCACCATAAAGCGCTTATATTTCCATGCCATGTCTCTACGTTGATTCATTGCGCAATCTCCGCAGTTCTTCACGCTGTGCTTTTTGGTAAGCCACCACGCGGCATGAAGGCCTACAGAACCTGCTTTCCGGTCTATGTGTCTCGTAGCGTTTGCCACAGTGGGCACAGACCCTGCGGAGCTTCGCCTTTTTCTCTGCCATGCTGTACTGCCTCCTAATGCGTTAGGTAACGGAAGAACGATAAACGACACGTCCGAGGCCGTCAAGTCGTCAGGGCGCCACGCTAGCGCTCGCCCTGGCAGGCTTCCTGTGCCCAGGCTGAGCCGTCCTTTCCTGGCCAGGGCTCGAAACGATGTAAATAATTCGTTGTTTGACGTAAGACGCCATTTCAGGGGCTTGCAGCGTTTCACTTGTTGAATTTCGGAACTTTGTCCTAAACCTTTAAGGCAATCGCAAAAGGGCGTAAGAAGCCTGGAAGCCCCGGAATAGAAGGGTTTTAAAAATGAAATAAATTAATTAATTAGTAAATTATTATTATTATAGGAGGGGGGATTGGTTTTTAGGCATTTTTGAAAAGGTCGCCAATTATTTTGATCCCGAATATTTTGGCCGCTAAGTGGCTGCCCGGTATTTTTCCCCTAAAAACCCTTCAACCACCCCCCCCCCCCCTACTTGACTAAGTAGGGCATGTTTTCTCGGCTACAGCCTAGACGCCACGCGGGTTCCAGCGTTCTCACGTCCTTTTAAGGTGCCTTAAAGGTTTTACATAAACACGGGGTTTACGCCGTCTAGTCAATCTACTTGCGATTTTGCTTCATACCTTGTAAGCTGCGCCTGGTAAGGGTTTAGCTGTTCTCACTTCCTTTTAAAAAAGGAATGTTTACATCGGACCCTAAAAACGCCACTTTTAGAGGCTTCAACGCATGAAAACGAAGAAACAAGCGATTATTACGACTTTGAACGCAATGCGTAAATTTTCCGAGCTTACGCAAACCGAGTCGACCGGCCTACGTTGCGAGCGCCCGTGCCCAAAGTGTGGGAACCTGCACAAGTTCTACGCCTACAATTCCGAGTGGTGCGACGATTGCCTATATGCCGAGGCCTATTTGCCGGCTAGTTATCAGGATGAAGAGACGCGGCTGCTATACAGTCTGTTCTTTGCGCGGTTGTCGGCGCGAGGTGAGTGGATCGAGTTGCGGCGCTTGGCGGTATTTTTCGAAGAGAACCGCGAGTCATTCCTGGCCGGGCATTTCGAACTCGATGTAGCGAAAATGATTCAGGAAGCTGGCGCGCGTTTGTGCTGCAGCGAATGTGGCGGGAAGTTTTACGCGGGCCGGAGTTATAGCGGCTACTGTTCGCACCGATGCTACATGCGTATGTATCGCCGCGAGAATGCCGACCGGGTTAACGAACAGCAGCGTGCGCGACGCAAGGTAGAGGATCGGGAACCACTGCGGCCAGGGCCGAAGCCGAAGAACAAGCCAGGACGGCAGTACGCTTACGAAATTAAAGGATGACAACAAAAAGCCCGCATTGCGCGGGCTTTGTTTTACTTGCGGGTTAGCTTTCGTTTGTACTGTTCCCACATCCATTGAATGTGTTCGTTCACGTAGTTTGACACGTTGACACAGTGCAGCGTTTCAATTGCGAACACACCGGATTGCATGCCGAAGTGGTGCATCATCAGGAATTCGAAACGGGCTTGATCGCTGCCGGGCTTTGGATAGATCGTTAGTTCATTGCTCATTTAATAGCCCCCTCGGTCAAGATCGAATGAAGCGGCCCAAACGGGGCCGGTGAAGTGCCCGTGCATGTGCTCCTGGCGGCAGAAGTCCTCAAAGTCTGCCGGTTCTACTTTGTTGTAGTGAAGCGCGTACATGCAATAGGCGTGATAACGTCGACGCACCTTCATGTAATTGCGCCAGGATTGAAACAGGCCGACAAGGATGCAAGCCAGGAAAACGCCTATGATTAATTCGCCCATTCTTAAATCTCCTTTTTCCCGATAGTTATTTGCGGTAGTCCGCGAGGTTGTAGACCTTGGCGCTAGGCTTCGGAATGACTGGCGCGTAAACGTGTGCCTGCCGCAGAGTATCAACGATATCGGCGAATTGCTCTTCTGTGAACAGTGCTTTGCCTTCCTTCATCAGGCTATCGACGGTATCGGCTTTCGGCTTAGCGAAGTCGAAATCCTTTTTCAGGTCGTCGGCGCCGATGACTGCGCACATGCTGTAAGAGCCGTTCGGCTTCACTTGCTCGACGCCTTCGTAGATGTAGACGCGCAGTTGCTTGCCGCAAGTGGTCCAGATGGTTTTTGCCGTGCGACGCGCGACGGTGATAGTGTTCCATGTGTCGCTGTTGACGATGGAGCGGCTTGCGTAGGTTTTGCCGGTTTGGAATTGAGTAGTCATTTTGTTTGCCCTCTGTGTTTCGTTGTTCGTTGGAAAGAATGTTAGAGCTTGCTGCAAAATCTTGCAAGTGCTTAGGCGACGAACGGTAGAAAAAAGAAAACACGCCGAAGCGTGTTGTGTAATTCCTGGCGCAAGTGCCGAGGGCCGTCCGCACTGTACGCAGTGCCAGGGCTCACTAAAAAGGGCTGCGCCTATAACGACATGGACAAGGACGATTCGCAGCCTAGAACGTTAAACCGTGTACAGCCTCAAGCGGTCGTCAGCCAGGGCGCTAAGGCGGGTCCGCTCTGTTTCGATAAAGACGCGGTTGCGCTCGCCGGTAGCGACTTTTACCACACGCTCCGGCTGGTTGTCGCCTAGCTGGATGAAGTTGCCGGGCTGCACCTCTTTTGCAAAAACGTGCTTGTGTTCCATGTTTAGCCTCGCTTGTTGAGTCTGCCGCAAATGTTGTAGTGAAACAGCATCGCCTTTTTATTGCTGAAAGGCTTGCCGCAGTTTGGGCACTTCTCGCGCTTTGTCTTGTTGCTCATTGCTCAAGCTCCGCAAACTGGCGAGGCGTGTAGATTTGCCGGCCCTCTTCTACTCGCATGACTGTAACGTCGTACCCGTCTGCAGCCGGGAACGCTTTGCACAGTGCGCGCAGCACCTTGAGCGTCTTGCTGCGCGATATGGTCGAGTGGTCTGCAGTGGCGAAAAAGTGTTGCCCATTACGGGCAACGTTAATTCGATAAAAGCTCATGCTGCAACCCTCGGATGATATGGCGCGTAATGCGTGTTAAGCGTTACCGGCTGGCGCATTTTCTCGCCGTCGCTCATGCGTAGAGCAGTAAACGGGCGCCGGGAAATGATAGCCTCGGCGATTGCTAGCGATGTGTCACAGTGAGTTCCGAAGAGCATGGCCGCTACTCCTTAAAGGAATACAATCAGACAGATGATGATGCCGACAAATGCAGTGACTGCCATAGCTGCTTTGTCTTTACCGTTTTCAATCTCAGCGTTGCGAATCATGGCGGTGACCTCGGGTTGGTTGCGATGCCCGGCGAACCGGGCGTTTGTTGTTAGTTGATTTTGCCGCTGCTTACGACTTTATAGTTAAGATTGGTGCGGAGGTTGATCGCTTCGAGCCACTGAGCCGCTAAGGCGTCATTAGCGAACGTGATCGTGTCTTCGTGAGAAAGCCCCTTGAGTACGCCACCAGTGAATACCTTTTTGATTGTGTACTTGACCATTTTAGCTTCCCTCTGCGTTTGTTAATTTGCTTCGTTGGGCACATTATTAGCCAGACATGCGACGCTTGCAAGTATTTTCTGCAAGATTTTGCATGACCGGACGAACGGTAGTTAAGGCGCTTTCCAGCCATGTGCGCAACCATCCGCCAGGGCATCGCCACATATCTCTGCAGCCAGCTCGCAACGCTCTATATCAAACCACGCGAAATGACATTCGCGGCGCGGTATGTTCATTCGCATAGCTAGCCAGTCATAGGCGTATGTCCTGGCGTTCTGCCGATGGCGCCGAAAGAATCGTTGCATGCAAGCCGTGAACAGCCTTTTCGCGTAGGTCCGCCGTTGCCGTGTGTCTTCGTCGGCAAGAGTGCCTAGCGGCAGGTCGGTCCCAGGATGCAGGCCGACATAAGCGCCGCAGTCACTGCAGTAGTACACGAACGGCCATTCGCCGAAGGTGCGCCCGTTGTAGATCGTTTCATGCCCGACCAGCAGAACCAAGCCGCCGCAGTTGTGGCAAAGGCGTGGCGGGTCTAGCCGATCCTTGACGCGAGCCAGGGCACGGCGGGAAACGTAGGGAAGAGGCGAAGGAGGCACCAGCGGAGCCGGTGCCAGATGGCGAGGATCGAGGTCAGAAGGGCTGCAGTTCATGGTCAGCTACCACCTTTCCGTTATGCGCCATAAAGATCGCATTCCATACGTGGCTGTTGCCTTCGTCGTCCTCAAGCATAAGGAAAGCGTAGCAGTAGCCGTCGCCGTGTCCAATGGTGAAGTTAAACATGTCCGGTTCTCCTTACTTGTTCAGGTACTGGAAAAAGGCGGTTGCGAGGCTGTGCGGCGCGCTCTTGCTCTTGCGGTAGCCGATCTTTTTGGCTTTCTCGTTAAGGGCTGTGCGCTGCATGAAGTCCAGGCTATGCACGTCGGCGGAGAAATCAATGCCGAAAGTGGCGGCCAGTTCGTTGCGGATTGCGAGCTTGTCGAGTGCGGTACGTGCCATGATGTTTGTTCCCGTTGTTCGTTGCTGTTGGTGACATAGTAGGCCAGGACGATTGACCATGCAACAGATTGCAGCAACGAATTGCAGGAAGCCGACGAACGGTAGTTACTAAAAAGCCGGCTTGTGCCGGCTCGATTTAGCTGTTTGCCACACGGTCCCGCCGTCGCTCTAGCAGAGGCTTGATTAGCTTTCGCTGCTGTTCACTAAAACGGGTTTGCGGCAGAAGCTCGATTGCTTGGTTGTACAGGTCAATCGCTTCTTCCTTGTAGCCGTTAGCGGCCATCGCGTCGGCGCGGTTACGCAAGTCGAAATACTCTTCCATTACCGATGTTCCTCTTGGTTGTGAATTGTGATTTTGTGACTACTCACATGGCGCCGTGCGCTCAATGCCCGAGCTGTACAGGGTAGACGCCGAGGTATTCGAACGACCGGTGCCAGTCCGCCAGCGGCCAGGTATGTACCTTGCCATCCTCGCCCTGGAAGACGACTTCGGTAGGCCGTTCCGGCTGATCGCTACACTCGTTCGCGAGGCACAGCACGTCATAGCGGCGCCCGCTGCTGTGCTGCCAGATGGTCCCAGGCAAGGGCTTTCTCAGTTCGTTGGACATGGCGGCGTGACCTGTGGCGGTGTTGTGGTGATGTAGTACGGAGCGACCGCGCCTGCTGGCGCTATTTCCCGCGTGTTCGGGTCGATCCATTTACCGGAAAAGTACGCCTTACGCTGGCACTCTGCAAGGCTGTTCGCCTTTGCGATGACTTCGCCGGTATCGTGCATGATTGCGTAGTGAATAGTCATAGTTCAAGGTCCGAGTAGGATGGAAACGACTATGTAGACACAAGCGAGCATCGCAAGGATGCCCGCTGTATTCTTGAGGATCAGCCGAAGCATTATCAGAACTCCAAGTCATGCGAAAAATCTTCAGAAAATTCGTCAAACCGAACCGCGCTTCCGTCTTCCATGCGGTACACGGTAATACGGCCTTCAACGTCTACGTCTTCGGCGCGAACCGCGCAGAGCGCCAGGGCTGCGTTAGTAGAAAGGCAATCGTCGTTGATAGTCCAAACGGTTGCTTCTGCGACGGTGCGGGCTTTATCGGTCATGGCGGCGGTTCCTGTTTCTGGTGAAGTTGTGCAAACTATAGCGGCAACATTTTGCAGCGTCAAGCACTAAAAAGGCGCCATTCGTCGGCGCCTTCGTTTTCACTGCAGAGCGTCACACGCGCTCGGAAAGCCCTCGCGAATAGCCGTCAAAAAATGCCTGTTCCATTTCGGTAAGCTCGCGGTCTGGAATCTCAACGGCTTGTCCGCTGATCGCTTTGCCGTAGCCGATCCGATATTCACGGTTCAGGTACATGACGCGGGAAACCTGCCCGGCGTCCTCTTCCATCTGCAGCTTCATTTCGAACATAAGAGCGGCCTCGATTGACTCGCCGGCCACTTGCTCGAAATCGAGTTTCAACGTGTGGCCATTCTTGTCATGTCCAAGCCCGTGCGTGTGGTGAGCCTGGATCGTGGCAATATAGATATTCTTGGCCATGTCGAGTGTGCGTGTTTTTAGCTGTGCCATAGTAGCGGTTCCTATAGGTTATGGTGCGCCCAATGCAAAAGGGCTTCGGTTGCTTCGTTGCTCATTTTCTCAATTATAGCAGTTGCACAGTCTATGCGCTTTTCCCAGGCTATAAAACCGAAAATCAGAAAAACGCACTCGCTGTTTTCTTTCTTGCCTTCGCAAAAGATATAGCGCCCGGCTGTGTTGTGCTTCACTTCCCACAATAGTCTAATCGGCATTCCATCCGTCCTCTTGCGGGTCGTATGTAGCCTTGTTAGACAGTGCCCTGCGTTCAAGTTCTCGACGGACCAGCGACGCGGCGTCAATCACGCCAGCTTTAACGCTCTTTTTGCTGCCCGTCTGGTCGGTATATGTGAATACTCCTTTATGATCCTGATGGTAGAAGGTGATTTCGCCGGCACCGTCTAGCATTTTCAAAAGCTCCGAAAGAATCTTAGCAGGAGCGGAATACGTTTCTTTGTAGCATGACGCGGACGTGACTTGCGTAACAAGCCAGGAGTAGGGAACAAGCCCCAACTGCCCGACCTCTTCCGACAAACCTAGCCGCCTGCATATGTTAATGCGGTCGCGAGCGGTCGGAAACTTACGGTAGAACGAAAGCAGCTTATTGACTAGTACCTGCTGCCGGGCTGAATACTTGTCGCCTAGCATGCCTTCGTCTGCGGCTTCCTCAAAGTAGTTTTGAGAACACAGCGAAGCCTTGCAGGCCCAGTCGTAAATCTCTTCGGTAATTGTGCAAGACTTCGGATTGTCGAAGATGGCGACGATAGCGGCCAGCTTCAAAGCGTTGACGCTTGCGCGGTTGTAGTACGCCCGATCATGCTTTGTAACTATCTGGTGAACCCAATCGGAAAAGCACGCATGCTTTTCGCGAATGAAGTCCGGCATAGCGACCTCGAAAGGCGTTTCACTCTCCCCGCTGAATTTGTCGAAGAACTGGCCGATAGCGGCAAAGCGTTCGTATATCCATTGCGGCAACTCCTGCATAGCGCCGGCCAAGCGATTCATCTTGGCTTGCACGTCTTCGTCACGAACGTGCGTCACGTACAGACGAGACACGAATCCGTTTTTAAGAAGATCGCTGTTCAATGCCTGCAGCGTCTCGCGATGAAGACCAGACATAGAAAGGATGACGTAAGGCCGCTTGATATTGTTTGTTGAGTTCTCAGCCTTTGAAGCCTCGGACCCGTTCATAATGCCGCGCTTGTCTGATTTGTGGTAGGCGTCGGTCAGTAGCGTACCCAGGCCGCCGACGACCGGGTTACGTTCTCCGGCGAGGTCAGCCAGGAACCGTTGCCCTTCGTCGAGCATGCAAAAGAATTCGTGATTGTGTGCCTTCGTGATCGCAGAATGCAGCCCCTCGCGTGATTTCGGTTTGTCGCCAATCGCGAATTCTTGCGAGCCGTAACGCTCCTGCAGCGTCATTAGGAAACTACAAACCATGTCTTTGGCGGTCGATTTACCTACGCCGGACGAACCGACGATCATGTGATACATGTTCAAGCCGTTGCCCATTACCAGGGCGCCGCGACCGACTACGACCTGTGCAATCTGTAGCGTGATCGCCTCGGCCAGTCGCAACGACGGACGCAGCATAGAGCGGGAAAGAATCTGCGCGACTTCGCCTAGAAATCCTGGCAGCGGCGTCCAGCTGAAATCTGCGTTCTTGATCCCGACTTTGTAGCCATCCCACACGTTCGCCGGCTCAGTGCGTCGGAATACCGAAGGGTACGCCGGAAGGGTCAGCAGCTTCTGTGCTATCGGAAGCTGTTCGGTAATGCCCATGTACATGCGTGTTACCGGCACACGCACGGCGTAGTCTTGCGGAAGATACGTATCTTCACAGACGAATTCGGTAGGCGTTGCCGGCTGTGCTGTTGCCTGCAGCATTTCGGGCTCGCGCGGCTCTTCTTGCGGAACTACAGGAATTTCTATCTCTACCTTCGGCATAGAAAGAAGAAAGGCACGGGCTAGCCTATCCTCTTCGCGAAGGTCTTTCGTTACCTCTAGCGCGGCATTCTCTAGCGTCTTTTGGCGGTAGTCTGCCCGCTTCTGCCATTTGTCCCGGCGCGCCATCGGTGACGCTTCGAACAGCGCTAGTGCCTGCTTATGGTTCGCAGTCAGCCGTAGAATTTCCTTCATAAAGACGGAATCGGCGGTTGACTGATCGGTAAACCACTCGCGCCAGCCGCCAGGAGTCAAGAACGCGGAACGAACAAACGAGTTATCGTAAAGGCGCTGTGCGGCGTGCTGATTCTCCGGCGCGTGTTCGTCAAAGACGAAATGCGCTTCATCAGGCGCATGCTCTGCGATGAATTGCGCAAGCGTGAGCGAATGATCGTACACAGGCGTATCGACGACAACGTTACCCGTTGCCACAATAAAGCGGGCGTGTCCGTACAGCTCGACAACTTCGCTCTTTTCATAGCGCAGCCGCTTACCTTTCGAAAGGAAGCCGCGAGCGTACACATGGAAGCCCTGGCCACTTTGCGAAAGCTCTGTATAGCTTTCGAACATGTCCATGACTTGCTGTTGAATGTCCCAAATTTTAGGCGAACGATATCCTTTATCGAGGTCGATAACTACTATGCCGTCTTGAACGCGCAAGACGTGACCAACGGCAGGCGTTATGCCATCCGGCAGAAATAGGCCAAGCTCGATAGCAGTAGCGCAAGCGTCCTCAAAAGTCCCCCAGGTTGACGGGTCGGTAACGCTAGCGGCCTCCCGCGTGTACGGATTAATAGGGATTTTGGTTTTGCCTTCAACGTCAAGACCAGCAGCGCACCAGACAGGCGCGTCTAAAATCTCACGCGGAAAGCACGGCTCATAGCTAAGGACGTGCATCGGCGCACCTGCTGATTACTTGTCGGAATTTGCCGGTACTACTTGACCGCCGCAGAAATTGATAAACAAGTATTCGATCCGGTTGATATCCGGCTTGGTGCTGCGACCTTCACGGATTGCGCGAATCCAGCTAGGCGCGAGGCCGGTGCGGACGCCCAAGCGTTCGTGAGATTCGTCTGCCGTCTCTTCAATAAGGAAGGAGAGAACAGCGGTAAGCATGACGCTTTGTCCGTTCGGGTTGTTCTGGTCGGTGTTTTGGTTCATGGTTCGAAGCCCTGGATGTGGTGATACAGAAAGGTAGCCGGAACTCTACCGGACCCTTTAGGTATGTGCAAGCCGGAGCCGGCAAAAATATCTGCAAAAAGTTGTTGACACGCTTAGCGGCTCGCCCTAGTATTTGCCTCACCACTAGGCAACAACCAAAGGAAACGCCGCTATGACTTGCCCGTACACTACTCAAGACGTTGAAGCACTGGTCGCCGAGCTTGAAGCCAACGATGCACAGCTTAAAGCGCTTCAAGCGCGTAACTCTTCAATCCGCCGTTCCTTGGCGATGGCAGCGCTTGGCGAGGCCTGGCAGGACGCGAAAGGAACGCAAAAGCTGACGGTAGCAGGCGTGCCGCTGAAAATCGAATTTAAGCAGGACTACAAAGTCGACGCCAACGTTCTGAAAGAAATTGCGCCAGAACTCTCGGATGCCGCTAAGTCTGCTATCAAGTACAAGCCGGAGCTGAGCCTTTCGGTCTACAAAGTCCTTTCTGCAGAAGACCGGGCCGCGCTCAATAAGGCCGTAACGAGCAAGCCGGGCCTTCCCACAGTATCCAAGGTGTTCTAATGGCACTCAACTACATCAGCACCAATCAATTTCAGCAGGTACACGGCGTTAAAGCCGCCGTGTACGGCGCTTCGGGCACAGGCAAAACCACGCTCGCAAGCACGCTGCCGGGGCCGATCATTATCTCTATCGAGTCCGGTCTGCTGAGTCTGCGCAAGCACAATATCCCCGTGTTGCTCGCTACAACGCTGCAGGATTTCAAGGACGCATATGCGTGGTTGACGCAGAGCCAGGACGCCGCACAGTTCCAATCGGTAATGATTGACTCGGTGTCAGAGCTGGCCGAAAAAGTGCTAGAGCAAAAGCTGCTTTCGAACAAGGACGGTCGCAAGGCTTACGGCGAAATGCAGCAAGAGCTAGTGCCGTGGATCAAAGGCTTTCGCGATCTACCGAACAAAAACGTTCTTATGACCTTTAAAGAGGAATACATAAAAGACGAATTCACAGGCATGATGAAATGGGCGCCGTCAATGCCCGGCAAGCAATTGATTAAGGATGTGCCGTACTGGTTCGATGAATTGTTCCGGGCCCACGTAATGATTGACCCGAACACCGGAGAACGTAAGCACTACCTGCAGTGCCAGAAGATCGACGCGAACGAAGCGAAAGACCGTTCCGGCGTGCTGGATGTGTGGGAAACTCCTGACATGTCCGCTATTTTTTCCAAAATCGCAAACAGCTAAAGAGGCTCGCGAGTATGTACCCTAACCAAATGAACCCACAGCAACAGCAAGGCGGTTTCGGCTTCGACGTTCAACAGTACGAAGCACAAGCGCCAATGGAAAACCTGCCGCCAGCTTGGTACAACGTTTTGATTGTAGAGTCAGAACTAGAGGCTCTGCAGTCCGGTAAAGGCACTGCATGTAAAAACGTGTATGAAGTCTATGGCGGCGCCTACAGTGGTCGAAAGATTTTCGACAATCTCAACATCATTCACGAAAGCCAAGAAGCGCAAGATATCGCGCGCCGCCAGCTGCGTACCATTGCCGATTCCATCGGCAAACAGCAGGTGCAAGGTCCGTGGGATTTGATCAACAACTATATGTGCGTAAAAGTCGGCCTTTCCCGTCCGAAGCGTGACGCGACCGAAGAAGAGAAAGCAGCGCACGAAGCACGCAACCAAGTGAAAGGCTACAAGCCTTTCGATCAGGCGCTGCACCAGCAGAACCAGCAGCCTGCCGCGCAGACCTATAACGTTGCCGTACAGCCGCAAGGCCCGGCAATGGGAAACGGCATGCCGAACTATGCGCCGCAATTGCCGCAGCAACAGCCTATGCAGCAAATGCCGCCTCAAATGGCGCCGCAGCAAATGCAACAGCAAATGCCGCCGCAGATGCAGCCCCAGCAGCAGGCCATGCCGCAGCAACAACAAATGCAGCAGCCGCCGATGCAACAGCAGTTCGCGCAGCCCCAGCAGCCTGCACCGATGCCCAACAACGGGCCGCAGCCCGGCAGCGTGCCAGGATCGCAGCCGGCACCGATGAATGGGCAACCGGACCAAGCGAACTATGCACAGGCTGCGACGGCTCCGGCTGGGCAACCGTCACCGGCTCAAGCGGCACCCAATGCAGGGCAGCAGCCTGCCCCGCCCTCGACTTTCGCCCCGCAGAACGGCATGCCGCCGCAACAGCCGGGACAACCGCCGCAGCAGCAACCGCAGCAACCGCAGCCGCAAATGGCTCAACCGCAACAACAGATGGCACAGCCGCAGCAGATGCCGCAGCAGCCTGGACAACAGCCTAACGGCATCCCGCAGCCGCCGTCTTGGTAAGCGTGAGCTGTCCTTAAACAAAGCCGGGTTCGCCCGGCTTTTCTAACTAGGCGGGCATATGATTAAAGAAGCGGTTAGAACCTTCGAGGCGACAGAGTTTGCCGACGAAATGCAGCCCAGCGATGATGAACGCACGCATTTGGGCGCTTCCACAATAGGCCGTGAGTGCGGGCGCGATATCTGGTATTCGTGGCGCTGGTTTACGAATGTCCGGCATTCGGGCCGAATGAAGCGGTTGTTTCAGCGAGGGCACCGGGAAGAGCCTATTGTAATCGAGTCTCTGAAATACGCCGGAATTGACGTTGTGAACGTCGACCCTAACACCGGCAAGCAATATCGTTTTATCGGCTACAAAGGCCACGAAGGCGGCAGCGGCGACGGCTTCGCCTGGAATGTTCCCGACGTGCCAGTCGGCATGTGGGCGCTGTTCGAATGCAAGACGCACAACCGCAAGAGCTTCGACAAGATTTCAGAAATTGACGCAAACGGCTACAACATCGGGCTAGTGAAGAACAAGCCGGAACACTACGGCCAGTGCCAGCGCTATATGAAAGCATGGTCGCTGCAATGGTGCCTTTATGTTGCAGTCTGCAAAGACGACGACACTCGGCTTATGTTGATAATTCCTTACGTCGAAGAGCATGCGCAGCAGATGGAAGACCGGGCGCGAATCCTCATTGATTCCGAAGGCCCGCCGCAGCGGCTAAGCGAACAGCCGACATTCTGGAAATGCAAGTTCTGCGATCATCGCGCCGTATGTCACGAAGGCGCAGACCCTCGCGTATCGTGTCGCAGCTGCATCTATTCCAAGCCGGTAGAAGGCGGATTGTGGGAATGCAGGAATCCGGCACATCCGGTAACGCTGTCGAAAGAACTTCAACTTACAGGTTGCAGCAATTACGTGGCGATCAAATAAATGGCATTACGGGACTATCAGCTACAAGCGCGTGAGGCGATATTTAACTTCCTGTTCACACGGAATGGCAATCCTATCGTCTGCTTACCTACCGGCACCGGCAAAAGTTTCAGCATTGCCGATACCTGTTATTGCGCGGATTACTATATTCCCGGTGCGCGCGTTGTAGTTGCCACGCACTCACAGGACTTAGTGGCGCAGAATGCGGACGAACTGCGAGGCTACTGGATAGGCGCCAATGTTGGCGTCTATTCGGCAAGTCTGAAAGTTAAAGACGATCCGTCAGAACACCAGTTTATGTACGTCGGTATTGATTCCGTTTATAAAAAGCCGGAAATATTCGGCTTTGTACATCTTCTTCTTATTGACGAATGCCACTTAGTAGACGCGACCGAGGGCACGCGCTACGCAAAGTTTATCGAGGGCTTGCAGAAAGCTAACCCACAACTGCGCGTTATTGGCTTTAGTGCAACCGCGTGGCGTACTAAGACCGGTGCGCTCGCAAACTCCGGTATTTTTACCGATGTTTGTTATGACGGTTGCACGATGGACGGGTACAACTGGTTCGAGCGCCAGGGTTATCTCGCACGTCTTGTAGGTAAGCAGACTGAGACAATGATCGACCTGTCAGAAGTAAGAACAACGAACGGCGATTACAACCTGAATGACCTAGAACTAGCGACCGACGAACGCATAACTAAGTTAATCCTCGAAGAGTCCGCCGATCTAGGCTACCAGCGAAATTGCTGGCTAGTGTACGGCTCGACAATTGCTCACGTTGAAATGATGAACGAAATGCTTAATCGAATGGGCATTCCATCGGCTGCTGTACATTCGAAGACAGGCATTAACCGGCGCCAGACAATACAGGAAATGAAGGCCGGAAAGTATCGCGCACTAGTGAGCCAGGGCATGCTTACTACTGGCGTTAATATTCCGCAAGTCGATATGATCGTACAGGCACGCGCTACTAAATCGAGTAGCCTGCATGTGCAAATTATGGGGCGCGGAACTCGGCCCGTGTTTGCTCCTGGCTACGACCTTTCCACAGCAGAGGGCCGGATTGCTGCCCAAGCTGCAGGCCCGAAAAAAGATTGCCTTATTGCAGACTTTGCGAGGAATATTGACCGCCTCGGACCTATCAACGATCCGTACATTCCAGACGGCAAGAAGAAAAAAGGCGGCGGTGGCGGCGGTTGTGCGCCGGTTCGCGTCTGCGAACATTGCAAGATGTATTCGCACGCCAGCAAGTCGCATTGCGAACACTGCGGAGCGCCGTTCCCGGTGCCGTCGAAGCTCTACGGCGAGGCCAGCAACGCGGCGCCGGTAGCATCAGCCGAACCGGTCTTTGAACTGTTTAACGTGTCAAACATCACGTACCATGTGCATAAGTCCAAGCGTGGCGGGCAATGTCTGCGCGTCACGTATCATGCAGGTTTTAACGGCTTCACTGAATACGTACACATCGAGGAAAAGCCAGGAACACAGCCGCACCGCCGTGCAATTGCTTGGCTCCGCGAACGCGGCATGAAAGTCGATATTCCGCACATTACCGTTAACGATGTGATGCAGCAAATTAGGTTCTTCAAAGAAGTAGGCCGCATTCGTGTCTGGACGAACAAGAAATACCCGGAAATTGTGGACGTGTGGTTTACCGATGGCACGCCTTCTACCCTCAACGGGGCGCAAGTAGCGACCCTAAAATTCGCGTAGGTGATTTTATGAATCGAATCGTAATAGGCGGAATCGCAGTTCTAGTTGTTCTATTGGCCGGACTCGCGATTGCCTACGCTAAACAGTCCGAGCGTAAAGGCGAACTCGAATACGCCCTAGATGTGGCAAACGGCGCAAACAAGCAATGGCAGCAGGCTTATGAAGAGCTTGGCCGCGATCTTGACTTGCGGCAACAACGGTTAGACGAATTGCTGCTGCGGGACCATCAGCGAACCGAACAAAACAAGGAAAAGGAACGGCTGTTCAGAACTGAAATTGACCAACTAAAGGCGCAGAACCATGAGCTTAAACAACTTCTTGAAAGTCGTATTCCTGATTCCATTCTTGTCAGCCTGTGCCGACAAGGTTACGCAAGTTCCGCCGTCTGCGCGGGATTGCTACCGTCTTCCCGATAGCTATATCCGCGATTGCCCTGTTGTGCATCTTGAAGGTCCGAATTTCGAAGACGCACTGCAATGGGGCCGCGCACAGGCTGACGAAGTGAAGAGTTGTAACGAACGACTGGCAGAAGCTCGCCAGGAACTTAATAAACTATGCGGAACAGAGGTGCGCGTAAATGAACCTTGAACAAGCCCAACAAGTTAAAGCTGCAATCATCGAGTCGGAAGAGTCTCGCGACGGAATCGCGTTAATGCTTAATGACCTGATGATGTACTGTCACGGCAACGCACTAGCGTCAGGCTGGTGGCATGAACGAGACGGAAGCCCCAAGGATGTGACAAACAAGGACTTCATCGCGGCAAAAATCGCGCTTATGCACTCCGAGCTTTCCGAAGCCCTGGAAGCGTGGCGCAAGGACAAGAAAGACGACCATTTGCCACAATACGAAGGTATCGTTGTCGAGTTTGCGGACGCTATTGTGCGTATCCTCGACACAGCGGGCGCACTGCGTCTTCCGATTGGCGACGCACTAGCCGAGAAATTGCGCTACAATGCGACACGCGCCGACCACAAGCCGGAAAACCGCAACAAGCCCGGCGGAAAATCCATTTAAGGAGTACAGAAAATGCTTGACGCGCTCAAATTCGTAAAAGGCTCAGTGTCCAAGGACAACAAGCTAAAGCCGGAACTTAACCACTTCCGAATTGAGCGCGGACGCATTTCGGGCCTCAATGAGACATTTATGCTGAGCGCGCCGATTGCGACGGACGTGGAGGCGACGCCAAAGGGCTCCGACTTCGCAAAGGCGGTAGAGCGCTGCAAAAGCACGGTCACGCTCTACAATGACGCCGGTAAACTGGTCGTCAAGTCTGGACGCTTAACCGTTCGTATCGACTGCACTAGCGAGCCGTTCCCGGCGTTGCAGCCGGAAGGTCATTCGTTCTGGATCGCTCCGCACTTCGTCGACATGTGCAAGAAGCTGATTCCGTTCATCACCAAGGATAATACGCGAGCGTGGGCGCGCGGCGCGCTGTTGTCGTCTATGGAAGGGCTCGGGGCTGTATTGACCGCGACGGATAACGTGGCGCTGGTGCAAGCCTACCTCGGCCCGGAGTACGTGCCGCCGCTAAACTGCGTCATTCCAGAACCAACACTGCGCGAACTGGTGCGGATCGGAGAATGCCCGAAATATGCAACCGTCTCGCCGCGAAGCATCACGTTTGTGTACGAAGGCGACCGCTGGTTGTGTTCTGTGCTTCTTCCTAACGACTGGCCGTCGCTCACGAAATTCTTCGGCCAGTGTGACCTCTACAAAGACGTTACGCCCGATTTTTGGGAAGCCATCGAAAGCGTGATGCCTTTCACTGACGATAACGACACAATCCTATTCGATCCCGGTTGCATTCGTACCTCTGTTGACTTAAAGTCAGGTGCGAGCATAGAAGGCGAATTTCCGTCCTCTAAAGGTGCCGTAAGCGGTAAGTATCTTACAAAAATCAGGCCGTTAGTCACGCAGATTGCATTCGACGAATGGCCGCTACCTATGCACTTCCGTGGTGATTACATACGCGGAGTATTCGCGGGAATGGTGAGGGCTGGCGTTAATGATTAAAGGCTTGATATGGGAAGACGAAGGCGTAACGAAACGCTCGCGCGGAGCAATGATGCCGCCTATTCCCGACACAGGCTGGCAACGTCCGTCCTATTTCCCTGACCTGTCGTCTGCGAGCGTGATCGCTATCGACTGCGAGACATACGACCCGGACCTAAAGAAGTACGGCCCAGGGTGGGCGCGCGGCGTCGGTCATATTGTGGGAATCTCCGTCGCGGTCGAGGGCTACAGCTGGTATTTCCCTATCCGTCACGAAACTGAAACGGCCTGGAACTTCGACCCTGCCACAGTATTGAAGTGGCTTTCGGTTGAACTCTCGCGACCGCACCAAATGAAGGTCGGCGCGAACTTGACCTATGATATCGGCTGGCTGCGGCACGAAGGCGTGCATGTGCAAGGCTTCTTGTTTGAGACGCAATTTGCCCAAGCCCTGATAGACGACAAGGCGACCGTAGCGCTTGACGACATGGCAGAGCGTCACTTAGGTATCCGAAAGGAAACTAACGCGCTTTATGATTTTATTCGTCGCTGGTTTCCGCAAACGCCGGAAGGTTCGTTGCGCAAGCACATCCACGTTTGCCCGCCGCGCCTTGTTGGCCGATATGCAGAGGTCGACGCAGAGATTCCGCTTAAACTGTGGCCTGTCCTATGGCAGCAGATGCAGCTATTGAACGTAACGCAAGTGTTTGAAATGGAATGCAAGCTAATCTATATGATGATAGCTATGCGTTTCCGTGGCGTTAGAGTAGATACAAAGAAAGCCGAAGAGGCACAAGTCAAGCTAACGCAGCGTGCATTAACTTTGCATGACGAAATTAAAGCAGCCCTCGGCAGAAGAATTAGTGTAAACAGCCCCAAAGACCTAACAGCACTGTTTGACCATCTAGGGCTTAAAGCTCGCGGCAACTTCCAAAAGGAAACGCTAGAAGCTATTGACCATCCACTAATTGAGAAAGTCCTAGAGATTCGCAAAGTCGAAAAACTTTGCAGTACCTTTATCGGTAGCTACATTCTAGGATCAAATGTAAACGGTCGCGTACATGGCCAGTTTCATCTGATGAAAGGAGACGACAACGGCGCTATCGGCGGTCGTATGTCTTCCAGTACGCCTAACCTTCAAAATCTAAGCTCTAGGGATAAAATATATGCGCCAATTGTACGCGGTTGCTTTGTTCCTGATGACGGTCATATTGGCTGGCGTAAGTACGATTATAGTTCTATTGAATATCGGGGTCTTGCCTCTGACGCCGTAGGTCCGGGCGCCGAAGAACTACGTGCTAAGTATTGGGCTGATCCGTTCGTGGACTATCACGAAATTGTTCGGCAAATGATCTATAAAGTAACCGGCATTCTGCTCGACAGGTCGCCAACAAAAACGATTAACTTCGGACTGGCTTACGGTATGGGGCTGGCGAAACTTGCCCGCGCACTTAAGCTAAGCGCCAAAGCCACTAGAGAAATGTTTGACGCTTACCACACTGGCGTTCCTTTCGTGAAGTCGACGTTCGAGCATTACGCAGACATGGCTAAGAATACAGGTGTGGTCGAGACGATCTTGGGTCGCCGGGCGCTGTTCGAAGAGTGGGGGCCGTTGCGCAATGAGAACGGCGCGCCGGGGCTGCCCTACGACGAAGCGCTAGTTCGCTACGGTGCGGTTGAGCGTGTTTACACGCACAAGGCGCTAAACCGACGCCTGCAGGGCTCCGCCGCCGATCTTATGAAAATGGCGTGCCTGAAATGCTGGGAATCAGGCGTGTACGATTACATAGGCGTGCCGCTGCTGATCGTGCATGACGAAAAAGACTTTAGCGACCCAGGCGGGCAAGACGAAGCGTTTCGGTACATGCGCGAAGTGATGGAAACAGCTGTTCGGTTCAACGTGCCGGTTATCGCTGATGGCGAGTTCGGGCCGAATTGGGGCGCCGTAGGGGCGAAGGAAGGCGAGGCGGGCAGGTGGGATATCCCCAGGTAGAGAAAGGGCCGTCCGTGGCCGGTTCCGGGGCTCAGGCGTTCCGTTCGCAGTCATCCTTTGCCGCCTTCCCGGCGACCTGCTGCGATTCCTTGCCAGTCGAGCCGCCAGCCTTTGCATAGACCTCGCGGAGCTGCGCCAGTTTCGGAGAATGCACGCCACGTTGTCCGTACACGTCACCGGGCAGGCTTGCCCAAATGTTGTTCACCTTCGCAACAGCGCCGTCGAAGTCGCCCGCCTCAATGAGTGGCAAAGCGCCCTGTTCCTTGAGCATTCGAATGGCGATCAGGTCTTGCGAAAGAGGGCCGAAGTCAGGCAGTTTCAGCAGCGTGGTATAGTGGTCGGCGTAGCGCTTTAGAATCTGGTAGCGCCCTGCCGCAGTGCTGCGAAGTGCCTGTTGGGTAACGAGATTAGTTGCCGGGCTGCGCACTTCGGGGCGGACGGTCACCAGAACGTTCGGATGGCGGCTGTAGTCCGTGAAGTTATTCAGCCCGTTATGGCCGGTCACGATTACATCATAACCGTCATCCTTGGTTTGCCGTTGCGTGCTGGTTCCTTCCGCAAACGCGATCATGTCCAGAAAAGCGGGAATATTCTTATTGCCCGCTTGGCGTGCTGTTATCTTGGCCATTGCCGGAAGTCTCCGTAGTTGTCGACGTGGTTACTTTATCAACAGCTTCTTTAGCTTTATCGGCTGCTGATTCTACTTTGGGAACTACCAAAAGAAGTTTATCGTTTAGTTCACGAATACGCTTTTGATAGTCCATTTGCTTTGCATCGTAGGAGTCTTGCAGAACTTTAATAGTTGCTGCATTTTGCCAGGACTGCAAACCGGCTCCTGCCATAAACATTGATATTGCCACACCGGCAAGAAGAATCCAAGAGCCGCGCTTATTCCATGCGTCTGTTACTCGGTCGGTCGCTCTTACTTGTGCGCCGGTGTCGTTGGAGTTGGGCATTTAATTAGCCTCTTAATTGCGACTGCAAGGAACGAACTTGTTCGGTCAAACGCTCTATCTGCCCGTTCTGTTCGCGGATTGTATTAGCCATTGTTTCGTTCTGTCTGGCTAAACGCTCTTGTTCCCGTGACATGTGATTCATGCGCTCGACTAGCGTTGCATTCTCAGCGTTCATTCTGGCGAAGTCTGCGACTTGCTGGAATATCTGCTGATGTGCTTCCTTTAGCGCCTGTTCGGCTTCCTTGCGCATTTTCCTTTCATCTTCGAGTGCGGTTGTAAGTCGCTCGTTCTCGCGATCTTCGCCGCGTGCTTCTTTCCATGCTTTCGGAAAAAAGTTAATAGCGATAACTATCGCCATCCCTAGATATCCGAGCCACCCGAAAGAAGTAAGGTCAATGTCTGGCATATTGGCTGCGTCCACATAAGAAAGTTCCCCGCCCTATGTGGACGGCATCCAATAAAGTCTATCTCATATCTTGATACAGTACAGCAAGGCAACGTTATACGGGCGGTTCTCTCCGCCTTCGTTTGCTATCGTTACTTGCGGAGTAAACCCGCCAGCCGCTGCAGTAGTTCCGCTGTGCGTGTGGTTTGCGACCGCGTTAATCGTCAGGCTGTGGATATGGTCGCTAACCGCGTTGACTGTGACGCCGTGAGTATGCGCACCATTTGCCACAATTGATACGCTATGCGTATGGTTACCGATGGTCGAAGTGGTGAAGCTGTGCGCATGCTCACCCGCTGCGTTTATCACGCTGCTGTTGGTGAACATGCCTAGGTCGCTGTCACCACTTATGCTTAAGAACCCATCAGCCACAGTAATGCCGCCCGACGCCTCACTCCCTCTACGGTACGTCATCGAGTGTGTGTGCGATCCTTCCGCGTTGGTGCTGCCGCTGTGCGCGTGCGAGCCTGCGGCGCCGGTTGAAGCGCTGTGCGCGTGGTTGCCCGCGCTGGCAGTGCTGGCAGTGTGCGTATGGCCACCAGCAGCGGCAACGCTGTTCGTGTGAGTGTGGCCGCCTGCAGCGGCAGTAGTGAACCCGTGCGTGTGGGCAGGTACAGCGGTCCCGCTAGCAACGTGTGTATGCTGCTGATTCTGCGGCTGCTGTACCGAGCCGAAGCCGCGTCCTGCGTCGATAGTGCCGTTAGAGACCCATCCACGCACAAACGCCCCGCGAAGGTCCGGTAGGTTGAACGTCGAAGAGCCGTTGCCTGCACCGAACGTCGTGCCTATGGCATTAAACAGGTCGACGTATTGCGACCGGGACACAGCTCGACCGTCAGCCACAAGCCAGCCAGCAGGCGCAGAAGAGCGAGCAAACGCCAGGATGCCGCCAGACGGCACAGAGTTAGCAATGCCCAGCACCAGCGAGTCAATAAGCGGCTTCAAGCTGGCCGGGGTCACGGTGCGCGTCGAAGACTCCATCGCCGCTGTTTCTTGGCCGGTCGCATTCCGCTGAATGCCGGCCTTGGTGAGCGTCGCGGCGGTAGCGATGGCGGAAGCCAACTGCGTAATCGGACTGCCCACCAACTCGTTACCGGTGCGTTCTCGCATTACTTCATTTAGCAGCGCGAACAGATAATTATCTTTTTCGTCGAGCCATTGGAAAAGCTGGTTGTGTAATTCAGCAGACGGCGGCTCACTGCCAAGGAAAGCAAAGCCGAGGTTTGCGTTATTATCTGTCGGAGTCTCTACTTGACCGCTAGAGCCCCAACGCTTGCCGAATCGGTCGAATCCTGGCATATCGTCACCTTACTGGACTTGAATTTCTGCGGTTACTTTTATTCCGGCCAACTTCGGAATAAAGCTAAGCAGATTGTTTTGGTAAATAGGGTTCGGCTGTCTGTTCAGTACAACAATGACATGCACCTTCCTGGCGCCGGGCTCTTGTACTCGAATGCGTACCGCTTGTGGGAACACGGCGCGCAATGCACGGATAATATCGGGAATAGTACCGTTAGAGCTGTTAGCCTGGATTTTCCAACGAATCAGTGTTTTATATTCGGCATCGCCGATAGACTGATTAATGTCTTCGGTTGATTCGCCAAGTCGCCGATAGCGTGCTTGGTCATAGCCAGTAACGGCAGGTTGTCCGAGGTAGCCGAAAAACGGCAGAACAAATGCACCTTCCGCATAGCGTGGCTGTCCGACGATGACGCCAACTCCGTCGAGCTGTGCGCCAACTGCAGTATCTACGCCGCGCTTATACGTCATATCGTTAAGCGTCGCGCTTATGTCGTCCAAAGGCTCAGCCAACGAAGTGACGTAAGCGCGCAGCTTTTGTTTATTATCGAACTGCAGCAGCCAGTTTTGCCACAACTGTTCCGAATGCAGTACCGGCAAATTGACGATAGCCATTAGAATACCTGCACACGTCCGATGGAGAACACCGCCAGTTCACGTATGCCAATCGGCATATTTACGGGCTGGTACTCGTTAAGGTTTGGCACGTAGTTAATATTTGGCGTTGCGAACAGGCGCAAATTGACTTCGGCGATAGCATCGGTGACTTCGTACAGCGGTCCTAGAAACTTCTGACGAATTACGTCTTCGCCGATTTTGTGACGATTGCCGATTTCAACAAGCAAGCTCTGCATCCGCTGGAAAGTAGCGGCACTAACTGTCTCGCCTTCTTTAAGGATTACTTGAGCGCTGACCCAAATATACACAGCGACAGGCCGGGTTATTCCGATTGGATGTGGCTCGCCTTCGCTGTCGTAGAGGGTTGCAAAAGAAAGCCCGTAAGCCGTAATGCCTGCACCTTTGATTCGCATAAGTTCTTCGCGAATCATGGTATCGTCGCCGCCGCGCACAATCACTTCTATAGAGCCGGCAGGGCGCCCGTCTGCGTCGGTCGTCTCTCCGGCGTTCTCTACGATCCGTAGGTCTACGATGCCAGGCACGTTCTGCCGAAGGTTCGCGCGGATGGCAGGTAGTGTGCCGGAGCCCAAACGAAACGGCCCGTCTTCGTAACGAACCTGCAGGTCGCCGTCCTCTTCGCGAGACTGGCCAGGAGTGCCCGCAATCAGGTTACGCACGCCAGTTACTGCAGGGTTTTCGCTATTGATTCGGGTAAAGCTGTCGGCGGGAATATCAAAGCGGCCAGTTTCTTCGGCAAGAAACAGACCTACACTCTCGACAGAAGTAAGCACTAGATTCGAACTGATACCGACGCTCACACTATTGCGCCCGTCGACCACTGCGTCAACGCCAACGTTATTGACTACAGAAGACAGGCCAAGCGAAAGCAGGTAATCGTTAACGGCATTCAGAATTGACGCCGCAGTCACGTTAGACGGTGCCGTGTATGTGGAAGAGGCGCCGTTAATTGTAATGACGTATTGTGCGCCCGGTGTGATGGTATCAACTTCGATACGGAAAGCACCGGCTGTATTCTGTGAAATAACAGTGTCAGCGGCTAGCGTGAAAGTCCGCTGATCGAAGTCACTGATAATGGCGGCGCCAGCTTCTACGGTTGCACCGTTTGCGCCCTGGATAAGGGCGTACACACGGCCACGCGCCGGGCTCTGACGACGAACACCGGTAAAGGCTACGGCATTGTCCAGATTGACGCCTTCGGCAGTGTGCGGGTACATGGCATAATACTGCGCTTCCATATGTTCCCACACTATCGCGACCTCTTCGGCCATCGTGTCGATTATGGCGCCGCTGATTGAATGGGGCGCAGTTTCGACCGAAACAGCTCTTCCGGCAATAGCGGAAAGTTTTGTGTTCATGCGCGAGATAATGCGCGCCCTGATTTCAGGCTCGCGCATTTTTACAAAACCGTTAGGCGTTATTCCGGTCATTTAAATAAGCCTCAAATTCTACGGGTCCATAAGGCGTTTGCACGATTGTCGCGACGCCTAGTTTTCTGTTCGTATGATCTATCAATAGTGTTAGTTCAAGAACTTGAAGCACATCGCGAACTTTGGAAATCACAGAACGCAACATTGATTCGATCAAAATGCGATCAGGGTTCTTGATTAGCACGCTGCCGCGATAGTCGACGCCTGTGTTGCGGTCGCGAAAGTATTCGCCAAGGAAGGTCAGCAGCGCTATCTTAACGTCTTGCGCCACGCGCTCGGGGCCGTTAATCAATAGAACGTCGGTGTCACTATCAAACACTAAATCGTGAGAACGTCTGCCGATGCCTATATCGAAAGTCATTGCGGTTTACTCACTAGATTGCCGTCGCCCTGTTCTCTGTGAACGTGTTCCGAAACGCTTATGCCGTTGGCGGTTGTGTCGCCGTCCGAGTTTATCCTTCCGTCTACTTGCACGTTGCCGGTGAAAGTTGTTTGCGGCGAATCGACCGTATAGCCTGCAGGCAAAGTTAGCACACCGGAGCCGTCCGGGTACATACGAAGTGCAGAGGCGCCGATTTTAATCAATAGGCAATCTGGCTCAGCAGGCACTAAGTCGTCCCAGGGCTCGACGCCAGGAACAAAGAAAGCATCATTTAAATCGAAAGTGCGAGTTTCTTCCGGTGTGTGATTACCTTCTAACCATTGCTCAATACTGCGCTGGCTAAAGTGCAATAAGCCGCCATCGCCGACATTAATAGGAAAGGATATAATCACACCGTTACTTTTAGCGGATGGAAACTTAACCTGTACGTTGAATATTTCAGGCGCAGCAATAACGCGACCGTCTGCGGCCCGCTTGTTGATCGCGGGGCGAACGGTCGCCATTCGTGTAACGGCGTCATAGTCGGTAATATGCGCCGGGATACACGTATTTGCTTCCGCCAGTTGTTCGCGAAATAGATTTCGCATTTCTGCATAATCTTTCGGCGTCATGCTTCGGCCCTGTCGTCTGATTCAATTTCCGTGTGCCACAGTCGAGAGTGCGTGTCTCCGGCGTGGCGGACCTGTGTTGCCTTTAGCGTTTTTTCTTTCTTGAACGGATCGTTTTTAGACTGGACTATGTAGTAGTCACCGGGCAGCAGGGTCGGACGCAGAAGGCACGTAACGCGCCAGCCGTCGTATTTGGGCGACGACGTTTGCACGCGAACGTTCTTGCCGCTTTCTTCGTCCTTGACCTTGGCAGTTTGGCGGGCGGATCGGCGTAGGCGTTGCGGGCTGCCAACCAAGCCTGTCTCCGGCGTAAGCAGAATGCCGGAATCAGTAATCGACCATATAGGCGAATGAATACGAATAACGCCATCTTGAATCGACCAGCGATAGCCTGCCGCCTTGCATACCCTGGCGATGGCTTCGCGCGCTGCACCGTAGTACGAAAAGCCGTTTTTAAACACGTACTTCGGCAGGCTAGGATCGAAGCGGATAGGAAGGCCCATATCTTTTGCAGCGTAGCGAAGAATGTTTTCGGCGCTGGCGTACTGGTTAGCGTTCTTTTTGAGAACGTTTTTAGACTGTTCTGTTGGCGAGAATGCTATGCTTGTGATTTCGTCGCGCCAGTTAACGAAGCCATCACGGACTTCTAGGTGAGTGATTATATCGGTCCCGCTTTGTTCCGAATAAGCGTCAACAATCGAGCCCATAAACACTAAAGGAGGATTAGCGCCAAAGCCGGCGTTAAGCGAACAGTAGACTTCCGGCTCTTCTATCTGCTCGCGATGTGCCGGGTTCATATTGTAGACGCTAAAGCGCGCCGGGTTCGGCAGCTCCGTTAAGTTCTTTTCAATCTGAAAAGACATGCGCAAGCCACTTATGCGCTCGCTAAACTCACTGTTGCGCCCGATGAAGTCAAAAAAGTAGCTACGTCCAAACTGAATATCGACGCTCATTGCAATTCACCTTGACTAACGTAGACCATTTGCGCGTATCCATCCGCAAAGTCTGTCAAGCTAATAGTGCCGGAATTACTTATGACAACAAGTTCACCGGCTGGCAATTCGTTACGCCGATACCGTTCAAGTAACGGATAGTTAGGAACTAGCTTTATGCTGGCAATGATCGTTTGCCGGTTATAGTCTTCAATTCCCATCGTCCAGAATTGTGCTTCACTGTTCCAGTGCATCAGCAGAAAGTAAAGCACGCCATCTAAGACGACTTGCACCGAATATTCCGGGTCATCGTACAGTTCAATAACTTGCATCATCAGCCCCTTGTCATTACTGCAACAACAGCTTCTTCCGTAGAAGACGAAGCGGCTTTCTGTGTGGCACGGCCTTTATTCTTAGCCTTGCTGTTTCGTTGCGAAGTTTTATTAGATTCTGAATTCGGCTGGTTAGGATAAACCAGCGTACCGGTTTCGGTCGCTACAATGCGAACTGTCTGCAACGTAACAGTGACATTGAGCATGCCGCCGCCTTCTTCGTTACCTCGGCTGAATCCGATGCTTCGAATGTAGTAGTTGTCATAAAAGGCCATGCCGGTAACTACGTCGACAGGCATTCGAGCGTCCCGCGCGGCGTAGAGCGTTGCCACAGCCTGAATAAGCCGCGAGCGGCCAGCAGACGGCAACCGCTTGGCAGACTTCAACGCTTGGCGCGCACCGTCTACGTCAGCATCACTCATGCTTGAGCCGAACGGGTTCGTTAGTGTGTTGTTCTTCCAGCTGCTACCGCCGATTACACTAGCGATGCTGCTAATAGCACCGGAGAGAATGTCCGAGGCACTAGGAAGGATCGCTAACGAAGCGTCGCCGATCTTACCTGATACAGTAAGCACGTCCGGTTGATGCCGGATGTGGTCGCTAATCGGTGAACCGTCCTCTACTTCGTGCTGTGTAATGTCAGACGAAAGCTGTACGTCTTCGGCAGTAGCGGCGTCGAAAAGTAAGCCCGCAACAACAGTCGAGCGCCCAAGGACGCCCGATGTTTGATTAGGAAAAGCAAGCGTAACGTAGCTCATTCGGTTGCCCTGCTAGTATCTTCAATCGGATAAACGAACGGCCCTTGCCGTCCCAGCGCTTGTGAAATCGCTTCTTTGCCTGCAGAGTTTACGGCCTGGATAAACGACTCGCGCGTACCGGCCTCTTTAACGTGAACGTCGATATTCTCAATGCGGACATTCATTTGATTGCCGTTGGCGCCAGTGTAGCGCAGATTCTCCGAGCTGGTACGACGGCGCGCGTTATAGGTCATTTCGTCTTTAAGCTCACTCGCGGCCCCCAGGACTGCAGCAACCGGGCTCAGCTCATAGGCGCCAGATACCATCTTTTTGCCGCCCTGCGTTACCTCCCCACTGAGAACGTCAAGCACGCCCGAGCCGATCTTGCCAGCGGAGCCTACGCGACCGCCAACATCAGCGAGCCCAGGGATACGGCCCAGCAAGTCGGCCACGCGCCCCAGGTTATCCGCGATCCGCACAAACGTCGGCTTCGTATCGGTGAACCACGTTGCCAAGTCGTTGATCCCGGTCGAAAGCACTTCCATTGCACTGACCCAGGTAGACGCGGCAGTATCACCGCCCGGCAGCGTCTGCACTTCGGCCAGCAGCTTGTCACCTTGCATAATCCGCATGCGTCCGCCTTCGCGGCGTATCTGGTCGGCCATGCCTGGATTGTTCGCGAGGATCGCTTGCGATAGTTCTGCGGAATCGTTGCGGTATTCCTTGCCTTCGTATTCTACAATACCGTTGCCCTTGTTCGTCAGATTGATACGGCCAAGTTCCGTAGCGTTAGCAGAGTTGTACGGCTTGAGTCGCATTCCGAGGACGTACAGAATCGAATCAATCAGGTTACTCAGCGCGTTGCGAATCTTAGCGATGCCTTCTTGCCATTCGTTCGGATACTTTCGTGCAAACTCCAACAGCGAACTAAACACGAATGCAAGAGGTGCCGCCAGCAGGGCAAGCGGTCCCATATAAGTCGCGATAGTCATCGCCAGTCTAATAATTACGGGAATGGCGACTGCTGCAATTACCGAAACAAGTTTTTCGGTAGCAACTTCCCATCCGCCCATGTTTGCCACAATTTCCCGAATCTTACGGTCCATGCTGTTAACAAGCGACATAAACGCACGGTTAAACTTGCCGGTAACATCGGCACCTTTTTGCATGTCCAGTAGCAGCATGTTAATTGTATTGCTCATTTGCTGCGCGGTACGGCTGAATGTGATCGGGATTTCACCGGCCCGAGCGCGCAGTTCTGGCAGTTGTTTTTCCAGCGCCTCGATAACAACCTTGCCTGTCAGCTCGCCAGCGTGCGCGGCGTTGCGGAAGTCGCCAAGGTTCGCATAGCCCGCACCTGTGGCAATTGCGCGAGCGAGTTCCGGCGTCTGTTCCATAACAGAGCGCAGTTCTTCACCAGAAAACCGGTTTGATTCGATACCCTGGAACAGCTGGATAAGCGCGGCGTTCACGGCCTCGGACGAAGAGCCCGAAAGCGCAGAACCGAGTGCAATTGCCTCGGTTACGCCCAACGAGCGTTCCCGATTCATGCCTTCGATTCCCAGCGCACTGGCGGAACGCTGGGTTTTGTAGGCGATATTACCGGCGCTCGCAACGGACATGCCGCCAAGCTGAGCCAGTGCAAAAAGTTCGCGGTCCCGGCTAGCTGCGTCGGCTGTGCCGAAATAAGTGTTCAACCGAGTGTTGTACCCGGTCATTTCGTCAACACGACCGGCAAGCGCCGTCAGCCCGTAACCAGACACGCCGGCACCGATACCTGCGGCCATGAACCCGCCGCCAGTCGCGCGCGCGTTACGACCTATGGCTGCGGTCTGCCGCTGTATCTGCAGGTTACGGAGACGGATGTTCTCTTCGCGCAGCAGCTCAGCACGGCGCATGTGCGCTTGGCGCTGGTCGAATGCAGCCTGCCGGCTGGTGTTCATCGCATGGCGACGCGCAGCCGCCTCGCGCTGCATCTGTATGCGGTTTTCTGCGTGGTTGCGCACCTGCAGCTGTCGAAGCTGGCGATTGGCATGCAGCTCCTGCATGTTGGCCAGGGCTTGCGTGCGGCGGCGCTGTGCGTCGGCCTCGCGCTGCCGTGCGGCGGCCAGGGCATTTAGGTGCCGATGCTGTGCCCGGTCGTCCTGGCGCTTGAGGCGTTCCATTCGGCGCTGGTGAGCCTCGGCCCGTTCGCGACCGCGCTGGCGTTGTTGCTCCAAGCCAAGCTCGCGCCGTTCGGTTTCCTGCAGGGCTTTGAATTGGGCACCGCGAAGCCTTGCCACACTGGTCTCGGCGCGCGCCATGCGTGCGATTCGCTGGGCTTCGGTTGCGCTCAATTTCTGCGCGGATTTCTCCGCGTCTTCGCGTAGCTTACGCAAACGCCGGTCGTATTGATCGGCGCCGCGTTGGTCGGTTGTGAAGCCTAGCCGGGTGATTAATTCGCGAACAATCATTTTTTAGCCGGCTCCGGTAGCATGGCCGCTTGGTGATCTAGCAGCGCGTTTAGTTTTAGCAGGTCTACCAAGTCACAAACCCCGGAAGTGACTTCCGAAAGTGTTGTGACTTTGGCAAGTATCGGACGCCAAATAATCAGCTCTGATACAAGGTCGTCCCTCAGTCGTCCAGCGGGTTCGGCTCGCTGGCTGCTTCCTCCTGGCTGTTCGGCTTCGGAGTGTATGCGTTGAGGCCGCTGCCAAAACGGGCAACGGCTTTGGCGAAAAAATCGGCAAAGTTATGCTGCAGAACGATGATTGCCAACTCTAGTACATCTTCGAGTTCCGCTTGCGAGCCGACTAGCGCAGCACTGCAAGGCGTAAACTCGCCCTTTCCGCGCAGCTTGATATAAACGCTGTCTTCGCGGATAAGTGCCTCGACCATGTAGCGCAGCATTTTGCCGTCAAGGTTGCGGCCAAGCGCTTCGGCTGCATCCATGAGAATACCGCTCAGTACGGAAACATTGCCGAGCTGGGACTTATCGACCGAAGCCGCAGCGAGCGACGCAATAGCGGGTCCGAAGACCCGTTGCAAGTCACCTGCAAGTTCGATTGCGTCGAAGGCCGGGATACGATGAATGCGAAATTCGTGTTCGCCGATTTTCTTAGTGATGGTTTTCATTGCGTGCGTGTCCTGCGTTATATTTTAGTTTTCGATACCGGAAGCGGCGATGTTCTCGACTTCAACAACAGCGTCGATAGTCCATTGACGCCCGGTAATCTCGTTGCCATAGCTGATCGGAGACGGGCGACGGACCCATGCCTGCGCACCGGCAATAAGAGTTTCGCCGTTGTTGTCCTGCAGCATGAACGGTACAACACCGTTTCCATTCGTTGCCTTGTCCAGTTGGTAAATGGCGTTCAATGCAGCGTTCGATTCAGAACTTTGCATGAGGTTAACCGTAAAAGTCCAGCGCGGGTCGGTATTCATCGCGCGGGCTACGTCGCCGTCCATACCTGCGACAGACGACGAACCGTCTGCCATAGAATCGGCAGTCAGCGACTCGCCTTGCATGAAGCCTTTAACGCGGTGCGTTCCGACGATGAAAATCACACGGCGCGGGTCATAAGAACGAAGCATGTTTTGTACTCCTTAGAGTTCGTAAGCCAAAGTGCCGTCAATTTCGACCGCGTGGATCGCACCAGCAAGGCGAGCGGTGAACTTAACGCCTTTCAGGGTACGGTTTGCCTTATCGTTCACCGGAACAGTGACCGAAGAAGGAACGGTTGTGGTAAAGCTCGGAATGATCCGATCAGTAAGCGGGTCGATTTCTTCCGGTGCGATACCGCCAACATCACGACCGCGCACAAGCGACTGAATCAGGCGCGAGCGGATAACAGCAATGCCCGGATCAGTGTACGGGATACGGTTGTTGACAAACGCCTGAAAGACGTTGACGCGAATTTGCTCAAGCAGCCAGTCACGGAAGCGGATAACGTCGATCCACTCGCCGCCTGCAACCTTACCGCCTTGAGTCAGCGAGAGATTGCGGAAAGGCTCGAAGGTCGTACCGTTGAGGGCGTGAATCGCCTTCGCTTGCGCCTCGCTAAAGTTGTCATGCGACACGTTGGCGAGAGTAGCGTTAGCCCAGGTTTCGGAGCCCGGTTGCTCGCGGAACTTGCGGGACATAAGCGCAGTGTCCGGGTACTCGCCGTTTGCCACACTGGCCGACACGATAACGAAACTGCGAAACATGTTGCGCGTGCGCAGCTCGTTCAACAGCGGGCGGTTCAACACGTCGCCGTCACCGAAGCCGCCAAGTTTCTCGTTCGCTTCGACCCACTGCGCAGCTTCGACTTGTTCGTCGAAATCGCGGCTAGTGATCGTGACGCCGTAAAAAATGTCGTTGTCACGGCGGCAGGCATCCAGGGCCACGGCCACAGGCTCTGTCGACTCGGTATAGTCCGAGGTCAGCAGGTCGCTTACATCGGTCACGGCAGGAATACCGGCATCACCGGTCAAGGTGATGGTATCGCCAGAAGCTGCGGCGGTAATCACCGGGTTCGCGTCGATCAGACCGGCAAGCAAGGTTGCGACTTTGGCTGCGGTGTCGTCGGTTTCATCGCCTACGGTAGTGTAGGAGTACGCTTGTTGCTGAATAACGCCGTTGTCGTAATACTGCAGCGTTACGCTGTACAGCTGGCCAGCGTCGCCGCTCGGAGCGCGGGCGGTGATGGAAGCGCCGCCAGGAGTGCGCCGACCGATGTAGACGACGGAAACGCCGGGCTCCTGCGAGAACGCCTGCGAAACTGCTTGGTACAGCGGATCATTTGTTGCAACGCCAAGCGCCGAAAGCTCTGCCGGAGAACTTACGGAAGTCACGCGCTGCACGCTGTAGTTGTGTTCACCAAGAACGAGCATGTCCGAAAAACTGCGTTCCGCCACTGGTGCGGTGCGCAGAAGAATCGTCGCCCTTACAATACGATCTAAATCAGCCATTTAAGGTGTCTCCTGTTAAAATGGTTCTGCTGTGACGGTCATTTAAACTCGCCGGTTATCTCGACATGCTTAATCAGCCCTACATCGTCGAGAACCGAAGTCGTATGCGAAAGGACAACGCGAACCGTACTTCGTCGTTCCCAAGTGTTAGCTAGTTGCTGTGATGTGTCAATAGCAGGTTCTACGCGGAGTAGTCCGAAGTTTAATTCCTCGCCTCTGATTAATGCACTTTCAAGTTCCAGCATAAGCGCGAATTGTTCCGCGTCATTGGTGGCGTTCTTTCCATAAAAGTCCAATTGTACCGTTAGTTCCTTGGCTTCGGACTTTTCGGCCATGCCCTCTTCATCCGGCATAGATTCGTCAACACCAATACGTCGTTCGTTAATTACCTGATAAGTAACAAACGGCTTCTTTGCTTTTGTTACATCTTCGTGCGCTTCATAAAACTTTTCTTCCGGCACACTAAGGCAAGGATAGAAATACATATAAATCTTGTCTTCGGTGTCCATTACGGCGCTTCCTCTTCTATCTCTTCTTTTTCAAGTTCTTGGATCGCCCAATACTGGCGGTGCGGAATAACGCCGGCAAGACCTTCTCGCGCCATCCAATTCGCGTAGCGTCGACCTTGCCACAATATATAGCAAGGTTCCTCGCCCGTGTGCTGGTCGTATATAGGAAGCACTACGTCCGGCCCGGTAGTGACCAGAATAACCCGATCAATTCGCGCGCCGCCTAGCATTGCCTTTACTTGGTCGTACACGTAAAGTTGCGGCGGCTGTACACTTGCGAGAATGGTGATTATTTCGCCTTCTGAAATAAGCTGTTTCTTGCCGCGCACCATTTGATAAACGTCGGGCATTTGGACCTGCAGCGGTCTGCGGAAGCTGGACATTATGCGAACCTCTGAGATATACCGCGAGTGCGGCCATAACGTTTAACTCTGCCGTCGATTGCGTCAATCATTGCGCCTGTTTCTACCAACGGCCAGTTAAAGCCCTTGCGGCGTTCTGTCGACTCTGCGTTGGGCGTCCATGCGTGGTTGATCGCATACGAACGAATGCCTTCGGCAACAGCTTTAGCGAGCGGGCGTAGTAACGTTTCGGGATTATCAGGAAGACGACCTAGCCGGCGAGCTATTGCAGTAATCTGCCGCATTGCAGCCCGGTCGATAAACTCGGCGCCGCCCGAAAGCCAGGGCCGTGACGGGATGTTCTTCGTTCCGAACTCCTGCCAAGCGCCTATTTGTGGCAACGGCACGCCATCATCAGAAAGGCCGGAATCTGCGAACAGACCGGCCTCTATCATGTATCCAGAAAGTTTAGCGGCATCGGTCTTTATTTTTGACCAGCCAATGTCGCGCACGACAACGCGAGACATGATTAACCAAACCGTGTAACAATGGCACCAACTGCGCAAATATCGTTAAGCGCTTTCCAGCGGCCATAGAATGAATTGTCATGCGACACAAAACCAGCATTGCCGGTAGTGTCGGCATATTGCCGTTCTAGCTGCCCTTCTTTCTCGCGAACGATTGGACCAGCGTAACCGGCTGTACTACCGCCCGAACTGCGGGCGGTAATATCTTCCAGCAGGTATGCCGCATAAAGCGCTTGCGCTTCATCCTGCCGAGCAAGCGGCAGACATTCCGGGCGGTAGTCTGCTGCCAGCGTCAACGCCGTAGCAATCTGCTCCGGCGGTAATGCCTGTGCGGTCGGATAGATGAAAAGCAGTAGCTGTTCTGCGGTCATACCTTAGCCCTTACTTCGACGGCGGCGGGGTGGTCGATTGCTTGGCGTCAGCTTCCTTTTCGTCAGCTTTGGCGGCTGCAATGGCCTTTTTCTTGTCCATGCCGGAATTGATCTTGTCGACTGCATCCATTGGCACGACTTCAAGCTGCTTTTCGTCGATCCAGGCTTTAAGCACTTTGTTGGTCTTCCAGCTATCGTCCTCGATAACTGCAGCGGTGCCCGGTGCAATAAGCACCGAGCCAATGCGGCGAGCGCCGCGCATGTTGTTCAGCAGAGCGGCAGGCATTTAGATACCCTCCTTGACTTCGAAGGCCAGCGGATAGCGCACAACAACGCCACCAGTCCGCGACAGGCAGTTAATGACCCATTCCAGATTCCGCGCTTGTGGCGGCAGCTGGCGGAACGGCTGTACGAATTCATGCGACATGTTGTCGAGGTTGAACTCGCCGACCATCATTGCGTCGGTTCCACCGGCACCAGCGCCACGCAGTTCTTCCGCAGTGTCGAAAGTTACATTCGGGAAGTTCTGACGAAGAGCCGCAAAGACGGTCATCGCGTTACCGCCTTCAATGGCGAGGAACGTGGTCTGCAGCAGGCGCAGCTTACCAGCCGGCAGGATAATGCGGTTTGCTTGGTGCATTTCCTGGCTGTTGTCTGCGATATCCTGAATCGCGGTCGCTACGTCCGTGTATATTTCCATGCCGGTTTTGGTGTTCCAGCTGGTGTCGCCGCTGGCGC